TCATATTATACAAAAACATTATGAATACTTATTTGAACCTTGTAACCTATTGATAACCAATACTATTAGAAATGGTCTATTTTTATCGAGTAACAAAATAGTAACATAAAATAGTTAAAGAAACTAAATCGCTTATTTTGCTCACTACAAAGGTAACAAAATAAACTTGAACGCCAAATATACTTTAACCTATTTTAACTTTGTAATCATTTGTATGTCTACTGCACACCAAGCGTATACCTAAAATCTGAATATCTTACAGATTAACGAATTACATATTTTTTCACATTTGGTGGTTTCAGAAAAAGCTTCTATCTTTGCATCGTCAATGTTACGGTTGACAGACTAAAGTAGTCCTCCTTTCAAGGCGCAAGCCTACAAGATATGAACCTCTGAGTCGTTGTCCGTAACCAACACTCGGGGGTTCTTTTTTATTCCCATGAGTTTGAGACAAGACAAGATGGAAGACTATGGGCTAGATACCTTCCGATTCATCGAGTCTATAAATTGCAAGGAAGACCGCATGGCAAATCGTAGGAACTAATAGCAGAAGACGAGCGGAGGGGAATCTACTCCTTATGCTGCTTAGGTTAACTGATGTAGAATTATCAAGTGACCAGATGATGGGGGTTGACGGAACTCATCCATGACATCTTAGGTTTTCTGATGCGTTCACATACGTGTGCGTTAAGGGGAACCTAGAATCCAAAGGAATCAAAAATCTATCCATTTAAATTTTCAATAATTATATTTGGATGATTAAGTAATTAGTAGGCAACAAAAAACAAAAAATCGCTTATGGAAAATGAAGAAAAAGCAAAAGTCATTCTTGACTACGACAAGTATCAGGAGTTGCTGGCTAAAGCAAACCTGAATGAAAATGCTATACAGGAAATTAAGGATGTAGCTTTCAAGGAAGGATATGATAAAGGGTATAGGCTCGGTAATAGTTTATGTCAGTTAAAACTTCGCCAAACTTATTTAGGATTGTTGAAAAACTTGAATGGTTGCTTTGATGTTGTTCCTGCTTATTCTTTGTTTGGTGTTTGTAGCTTTTATGCTAATAGTTTCTTTCAAGAAAATATTAAGTCTCATGTGATGAATAGTTTTTGTTCTTTGCTTGAAGAAAAGCGGTTAGGTAATTATGAAGATAGAGTCAATCAGTTGTCAGGTCAGAACTGCTCGCAAGCAGCATGTATGTGAGTTGTTACACCTGCATCATAAAGGTGAGGATGATTGGGATGGCTTTATGTTTAGCAGAGTGATTAAGATATTGAACGAAGTTAATAATTAAAATTTTGGCTTATGGAACTTGATATGTTGATTAGAAGTGCCCTGAGTGATGCACAGTGGTTAATTGCTAAGGGTGGAACGGATAGGGCAGAAGTCCTGAATCGTGTGCTTGGTAAGATTGATAATGTCCTGAAGGAACTGGATGGGGCAGACCTCATTGACCTCAACAAGGTATGGCATCAGGCGAAAGATGTTATGCCTCCACGCATTTATGGTAGCAATCATGCAGATTTGCTGTGTGTGCATCAGTTCAAGCCTACTTCTCATCCTCATCTTACTCACGAAGAGAACTGCCCTGAGTTTGAGGAGTATCTTAAAGCGAGTCCGAATGACTGGTGGTGTAGAACTGGTGATTTGTTGAAGAAGGAACATCGTGAACTTTATTGGAGATAAAGACAATGATTAGAATGATATGGAATACTCTGTATACAAAGCCTAAGAACTGGCTCTGTGGGTTGCAGACGGATAAAGTGCTGCACTTCGTGGTTAGCATGGTACTGGTGCAAATGATATTCTTCTTGACCTATAACTTATGGCTCGCTACTCTGGCTACATTCGTTGTAGGTATCTTCAAGGAGGTGGTGATTGATAAGCTAGTAAGCAAGGAGAAGGTGGATGCCGATGATTTATGGGCAGACATTTTCGGTGTGTGTGCAGGAGTGATTGCGCTGGTAGTTGGTGCTGCATTGATTCACATTCATGAATGGATGTCGGTTAATTGGATATAAATTTTTATATGAGACAGAATATAAAGAATTAAAGAAAATGGTAAGTAGGTCTGCTAAATATTATCAAGAGCATCCTTTAGCAAGAAAAAGAAAAGCCATGTACGATAACAAATTTGAGAGTTCTCCATCTCAAAAAAAGAAAAGAAGGGAACTTGCAAAATTTAACGCTGCCCACGATAAAAAGTATGGGGCAGCTTCACGCAAGGGTATGGATGATTCACATACCAAATCAGGAATTATGTATAAACCATCATCGGTGAATCGTGGTTCCAAGACGGATATGGCTGGGTATAGAAGAGCGAGAGGTGGTCGCTGATAGTGATAAAAAAAGAATAGGGAGTGCTCACGCATTCCCTATTTCGTTATCCTAACAATCTTAAAACCTATAAACCAAAAACCTATGAAAAAAACAAACGTTTTTCTTATGAATTACATTTTATCCTTCCTCTTCCGACATCTGTCTCAACTTCTCGGTGAGGGCATTGTGAACCTCACGCTTATCGTCAAGAGTGACGGTCTGTAGCTTAGGGCAGTTGAACTCTAGTATCTTGATGAATGATGCTACCTTATCTTTAGGCTCACACTTATACCATGCAGCCATGAAGTCTTCCCAAGCCTCTCTAGAAAAGTCGGCACACAGCTCACGAAACTCCTTTGTGATAGGAGACTCGTAACCTTTCTTTTTACCTCCAGTCTTTGCTCGACCTTTCTCGAACTGACCTTTTGTATTTCTATCTGCTGCCATTTTCTAAACTATTTTGCTGCAAAGATAGTAATTATTCGGCAAACGGAAACTTTATCCGTTAACTTACCTACCTAAGTTAACGGATAAAATACGAATCTCGGATGGTATCAGTATCTTTGTACCATTATTAATAATTTTAATTTTCATATATATGATAGGTGCATTAATAGGTGCTGGGCTTGGACTTGCAAGCAGTATCGCTGGCGGTATAGCTAACCGCAAGGCGAGAAAAAAGCAGGAGCAGATGATTGCCCAGCAACAGAGAGAAAATCAGGCATGGTATGATAGAAAGTATAATGAAGACCCTACCAAACGTGCCGATACCGTTCGATTGCTCACTCAGATGCAGGAGCAAATCAAGAACAGAAACAAGGCTGCTAAGGGCAGACAAGCGGTGATGGGTGGTACGGAAGACTCCACTACAGCAGTCAAGGAGGCGAACAACAAGACTCTTGCGGACACTACCTCACAGATTGTGGCTGCAAATGATGCCCGAAAGGATAACATCGAACAGCAGTATATGAACAGAAAGAACCAGTTGCAGAACCAGCAGATGAGTATTGACGCTGAGAAGGCTGCTGATACTGCCAATGCGGTTGCAGGTGTGGCTGGTACTGCTGCCAATATCGCTACAGCTATTGATAGTGGTGCTGGAGCAAAGAAGGCTCCGAATATGAATGTGACTCAGCAGCAGTTGGATGGTATTGCCAAGAATCCGAATGATGTTCTTGGCTTGAAGGCGAAGAATACTTCTCTTCCTTCTGAGGGTGAACTGAATAGTCTTGGTGCTAAACTTCAAAAGATTAAAGCATAGCCTATGAAAGCATCAGATATGTTACGAAACAATAATGGCTTGAAGACTACACAGAGTGTGCTCAACAAGCAGCAGAGTGGGGTGGATTCCGCTCAGAAAGTGGCACAGATTCAGGCTCCAGTCTTCACCCAGCAGCAACTTGATGCGGCTGGCAAGAAGGTTGACCAGATGAATGCTGCCACTCCCACCGATGAAGCCATGAAGGCGGCTAGTGCTAAAACTATCGCTACTCAGCAAGCTATCGCCAATGGTGTAGATGTAAATCAGAGTGTTTCTAATGATGAGGAGGATAAACCATCTGTCCCTATCGTGAAGAAGGAGGAACCGAAACCTCTGCCTAAGCAGTTGTCTTATGCTGACATGTATAAGATACTGAATCCTGAACTGAATGAGACTGCTGAGCAGAGGGCAAACCGAGAGAAGAAGGAGCGTACCAAGGCTCGTATCGCTGCTCTGGGTGATGGTCTTCGTGCGCTATCCAATATCTACTTCGCTACCAATGGTGCCAAGGTGGTACACAATCCTGAGTCGGATATGACTAAGGCGGTGAATAAACGCAAGGCTTATATGGATGAGCAGAGAGAGAAGAATCGGGCATCATGGCTGGCTGGCTACCAGAGGGCACTCGCTCTTGATGAGGAAGCTCGTAAGAATAACCTAACTCTCGCTGAGCAGATGAGGTATCACGATATGCAGAACGACATCAACAAGGTGAAGGCTGACCAAGGGCAGCAGAGAATTGACCAAGGAAACAGAAGACTCGACTTGTCGAAGATGAAGTATCAGACTGATGCTGATTACAAGAAGGCAGTCTTGGCTATCAAGAAGGCTCTGGCTGATGGTCAGATTTCTCATTGGCAAGCACAAGAGGCTATCCAGCGTATGAATGCTGAGACTGGTCGTTTGCGTGCCAATAAGTCGGGTAGTGGCGGCTCCAGAACTGGCTCCTACTCAGGAGAGGTTGATGAGTATATGGATTTGATGGAAAAAGACCCTGAGGGTATGGCTGAGGCTGCAAAGGAAGTACGGAAGATGGGTTACTCTCCTAAGACGGCAGCAGGAAAGAAGGCTCAGAAGATTGCCTATCAGCGTAAGCATGGTAAGGGTAAGCAGAATCATACTTCATCATCCAACAATGGTGGCAAGAAGAAGACTGGCGTAAACTGGTAACAGAATTGGTAACAAGAATTTGGTAACAAACATATATATATATCATGGCAGAAAGACCATTATACACTTTATACAAGAATCTGAAAGCACAGAACTATGATGTGCCTGATGATTACAATAAGTTTGAGAGTGCTCTGACAAGAGACGGAAAGGGCGGTGCTGACAACAGACACGCTATCTATGAGAACTTGAAGGCTCAGAACTTTGATGTTCCATCTACTTATGAGCGATTCTACTCTGCACTTTTTGAACCTCGAAGCAGGACTTCATCAAGAGCAAAAGGCGGTAGTGTTCCTATGAGTGCTGCTGACCGTGCTCGTTTCTCTGCTGGGGCAGCAGTTATCTCGGCTAGTGCTCAGCAGACAATGAACAATGCTGGCAGATACAATAGACTGAAACAACGCAAGCAGAAACAGCAGAAGGATTTCGGTCGTGTGAACTTGGGTACACATCAGACTCCTTATGGTGGTGATGCAAACAATGTGGTGAAGGATGATTTCGCTTACAATCCTGAGACTGGCAAGACTGGCGCATACGTTACCTCGGACAATGAGAATGTTTATTCTCTTCCTGAAGCTGAGCAGATGCAAGCTATACTTGACAAGCAGAACGATGCCTATCAGGTAGCGGTAGATACTGGCGAGATTCCATCTGCCTTTGATGTTCGTGACAAGAATGGTAACTATGACTTGCAGGAGAACATCGGCAAGAATGGAACCTACCTTACTGAGGAGGGTGCTCAAAAGCAGTTTGACAAGAAACTGGCTGATGCCTATGCCCGAAAGAAGGAGATTGAAGCTCTTATCGCTGAGGATAATCGTCAACACGGAAATCCTTTGCTCTCTTATGGTGCTAGTATCGGTGCAAGTAACGGAAGAACTGCTGAGCAGAGTGACTATAGAAATAAGTTGGCAACTTCTCTCTCTCTGGTTACTGAGCAGATTGGTGCGCTTGAAGCGGTGAAACAATATCCTACAAGTAGCTGGGTTGAGGATGCCTTGAAGGCTCTTGACAATACTGCATTTACTGCAAAAACATGGGATTTCGGTCTGACTGACTTCGCTATCATGGGGCAGATGGAACGTATCAAGACAAAGATGGATAACAATATTCCTCTCTCTGGTTCTGATAAGATGCTCCTGAAGAGTAAACTTGGTGCGGATGCTGCTACGGCTCTCGAAGATGAGAAGATGGGTAACGTCTATCGTTGGACGAAAATTGCAGGGCAGAGTCTCCCATTTATGGCTGACTTCTTCCTGACTGGCGGTTATGGTGGTATTACCAAGGGCATCAGTCGTGGAGCATTGAAATTCGCTGCCAAGCGTGGTATGGGCAAGGTGAGTGCTGCCATCTTGAAGAATACTGGTATCGTGGCTGGCGATGTTATCGGCTCGTATGCGATGGCTGGAACTGAGCAAGCGTTGAAGACTGGTGCTGACATCATGCAGCGACATCTTGGTAATCTGTATCAGGATGAGAAGGGTGATTATAAGTTTGGCACTTTCGATGAGAATGGAAATCTTCTGCATGAGGGTGGTGAGTCTATTGGTACTGCTCTCTATAAGGGTATGACCTCTGCTATGGTAGAGAACTATACTGAAAAACTCTTCGGTCACAACTATGGTATCAAAAAGGGTGCTGTCAACTTCATGGAGAAACATGGTATGAATGCTTCGGCTGAGTTCTTCAAGAATATCGGCAAGAGTGGATGGTATACCAATTCCAAGAAGTGGATGGAGAAGTTCGGTATCAATGGTTTCGCTGAGGAAGTGATGGAGGAGGAGATTGGTATTCCTCTTCATGCCCTGCTGGATGGTGAAGGTAAGGTTAGCGACCTTCTTGATGCTAAGCAGCAACTCGACATCATCGGTGGTATGGCTATCTCTGTCGGTTCTATGTATGCTATGGGTGCTGGCTCCCGACCAGCAAAAGGTATCTACAATCGTGCTCAGTACTACCGATTCCGCAACAAGGTGAACGTGGCTGATATTGATGCACAGAACCTTATGGGCGATAACTGGGCAGACATCAAGGATAAGATAGACAACGCAACCAACGAGCAGATGGGTAGTGTGTTGGCAGACATTCTCCGTAAGAGAGATACCATGACCAAGGAGCAGATTAATGCTGCTGTTAACTATGGTGTCAACCTGATGAAGATGCGTGGCTACAATATTGCCAAGACTGCTGAAATGAATGCCAAGGAGATTACCAACGAACCAACAACACCTGAGGAGCAGCATCAGTCAGATATTGACAACGCTTATTCTGAGGGGCATGATGCTGATGATGCAGACAAGCATGATATTCAGATTCAGCAGGAAGACCAGATGAAGACTCTTGCAGCAGCATTGGGTATCTCTGAACAGCAGCTATCTGCCATGAGTGATGAGGAACTGGAATCCCTGACTGGTCAGGATGATAAACTTGACCAAGCTATCTATGACTACCAGTTGTCTTATGCCCGATACAAAGGTGTGGTTGATGATGCACAAGATAAGGTTGACCTCGCTGCTCATCAGGCAGAACAGAGAGTTGATATGTATACAGACCAGAGTCGTGGCTCTGTCCGTAACGCTACCATCAAAGCATCAGGAGGCTTGGAAGACTATGGTGTGTATATTATCAGTGGTAATATTGCTACTCATGATGATGGCTCCATTGATGTAAGCAATAGCGATGATATGATTCTCTACTTTGACCCGACAACGAATAGTGTAGAACATGCTGATGCGTTTATGTTCGCTGAACTGGGTGAAGAACTTCCTGCTGATGATGTGAAGGCTCAGGCGGTATATGATGCTAAAGAGAATGCTATCAAGAAAGTGGCTGGCATTATTGATGGAACCGTTGAAGTTGGCTCTCAGTTTAATGTGACTGATACTGATGGTACAGAACATACCTATGAGGTGTTGGCTGACTATGGTGATGGTACTGCTGCTATCTCTATAGATGGTAACGTGGTGGAGAATCCTTATTCACTTGCAGACTTGCAGCAGATGAAAGACTTGGAAGACCAGAAAAGACTGGAAGCTGCCAAGGCTGAGCGTGAGCAGATGGAGAAAGAACGTGCTGCCCAGCAGACTCAGGAGACTCAACCTTCATTTGATTTCAATCAGATACTCAATGATAATGGTAACGTGGTGCTTGCTGATGTTCTCGGCAAGGATGGTAATACAAAATATCCAAACTCCCAGTTATTCCTCATCCGTGATTCAGGTGCCAAAGCTAAGGTGGTGGAGTTGAAGAGTGATGGCACTCTCGTTCCTCATGCGGTAAACAAGAAAGATGTGAGAACTGCTACTACCATGACACTCGATGAGTATAAGCAAGCATTTGCTGACTCCTCAATGATAGAGGATAATAGTGGAGAAGAATCTGATGAGGATTCTCAGCTTGCAAATCTCGGTTTGCCTAAAGGCAGTGAAATCTGGATGAGTGGCGATGGTTTCGGAAGACCAAAGGAAAACACTCTATCAAAAGTTGTCGGTATTGATGAGCAGGGCAGTATCGTCCTCGAAGATAAGGATGGCAAAAAATGGTCTGCATCATTTGATTATATCAACAACCATCGTGAGTTTCCACCTTTGGATGAGAATGCCAATATCGTTAATGAGGAGAACAATCAATCGGAATCAAATGCTGAGGAGAATACTCCTGCTCCTGAGCAGACTCCTGCCATTACTCTTGAAGATGGAACCATCGTGCCTATGTTGGAGGATGGCAATCCTGACTTCTCGAAGCTGACTGCCGAACAGACTGCTGAGTTGTATGACTCTCAGTTTGGTGAGGATGCAGATAGTATCGTGTCTGGATATGTGTCTGATGCCAAGAAGGCACTCGACAAGGCTAGCAACATGACCGTGAAGGGTAAGACTTTCGTTGAACAGAAGGCGGCAAAGGATGCCAAGGAGAAGGCTATTGCTGATGCTCAGGCGGCTTATGACTCTGCTATCGCTATTCGTGATGCTTATAATGAGCGACAACTTGCCAAGGTGGAAGATACTGCTGAGGGTAGAAAGGAACTCATTGAGAAGGCAAGAAGAAAGTTCGCTCGCTTGAAGAGTGCTGTGAAGGATGATGCTGAGGCTGTATCACAACTCTACCGAGATACCATCGGCTCTCTCCTTCATCGTCTGTATGATGGTACTGGCATTGACGTGACTGATACAACTCCGCTTACTGCTGAGGAGTATGTGGCTAGCAACCTCGGTGCTCACTCTCTCAACTATGAGGGTACAGAGACAAGCAAGGGTGTTAAGCAAGAGACTGGATTGAGCAGAGAAGACTTTGCCAAAACTCAGTTGCTCGCTGCTGATGGTAAGGGAACCACCATTGATGCGCTCGTTCATAGCTTGTGGGAGAATCGTCCATCCAACCTTGAATCACTCGACACTCAGGATATTCGCAACGCACTTATCGGTGTACTCAATAGCGGTTTCAAGGCATCGGAAGCAAGGAATTTTGTTGAAAATATTCGCATTGCTCAGGCAGAGAATATACTTGAAGAGCAGAAACGTGCTCAGGAGAATGCAGTCTATGCTGAGCAGCACAAGGCTGAGCAAGAGGCCGAGTTGGGGGCGAAGTCGGATGAAAAGGCTGAGCAAGAGGCGAAGTCAGAGGCGAAGTTGGATAATGAATCGGATAATGAATCTAATGATTTGTCTAATGAAACGGATAATGAGAAGATAAATGACAATATAAATGATAATATAAATGTTCCTGAGGATGCTACTGAAGAAGCACCTTTAGGCGCACAGCGTGATGAATCAGACCTTCCTTTCTCTGCTAAGGAGAATGGTAAGCAGCAGACAACTGCCGAGCGTGCTGCTGACGTAGAGAAGAATAAGGTGGATGATATGAAGGTCGTTGACAATATTGTGGGCGAGAAGACTCGCAAGGCTTTTGAGAGACTGGCTAAGATGATGGGTGCTAACATTCAATGGCAGTACTCTGACAAGTTGGGCAACGGCTGGATTCAGGAGACCAAGGATGCCGATGGCAACGTGCATCGTACCATCTTTATCACTCTTGACTCTTCTATCACGGAAGGTGCTCAGTTTATCTTCGGTCACGAAATGACCCACCAAATCAAGAACCTGAACCCTGCTGCATACAATGAGTTGACTCAGCTTGTGCTTGATACCTATGGCTCTGATGCCTTCGACAAGGCGGTGGATGAGACCATGCAGAGATATTCTGATGCTGGATTCTCTGGACGTGCTAGAGATTACTATGCTGAGGAGGTTGTTGCTGATTCGGTAGGTGAAATGATTCGTGACTTGAACCTTGCTCACACTCTCGCTATGAAGATGTCTCATCCTCTGCTCGCTGCTATCCATGAGATATTGCAGAAGATTAAGTTGGCATTCTTTGGTACTGAGTATAGCGATGTAACCAAGAACATCATCCGCTCTATCGAACAAGCCTACGTGAAGACTGCCAAAGGTGAGGTGACAAACTCTGAGACTGGCGAAGATGTTTCGTTCTCTCTCCGTCAAAAGCCTGAGCCTAAGAAGAAGGGTATCGGCTACAAGGTGTTCGTGCTAAAGGATGGAAAACTCTATCCACCAATGGTAGCGAACCCTGATGGTGCTGCTACTTCAGTAGGTGTGTGGCTCGATGCTGATGCGGCTCCTATTGCAGGAGAAAGCAAGACTGGCAGACCTCAGGTTAAGCAGGGCGGCAAGGGCACACAAGGAGGTAGTGGCAAGCTAGCCTATAGACCAGGCTGGCATCTTGGTGTAGTGCCTTACGCTATCCAGTTCAACCGCAAGGATGCTGATGGAAACAAGACTCTCTTCCCTAAGAACTTCGTCTTCGCTGAGGTGGAGTATGCTGCTGATGTAGATTATCAGGAGGAAGCTCGCCAAGAGGGTATCAATCCATCGGGCAAGTATCAGCATTCACTCGCTGGCTTGAAACATTTGCCTACTGATGGATATTATATGTATCGTACCAACCCGAACCCTGAGACTGACCCTTGGGTGATTACTGGTGCGATGAAGGTGAACCGTATCTTGACCAGAGCAGAGCAAGCAGAACTTGTGAAGAATGCTGGTCGTGAACCTCAGCAGATTCAGGAGGGCGATATTGTTACTGATGATGTTGTGAACAGCATCAATCAGGAGATAGCTGATGCTCCTAAGTTCTCGTTGAAGGTGTATCATGGTAGCGGTGCTGACTTCACAGAGTTTGACTTCGACCACATGGGCGAAGGTGCTGGCTCCCAAGTGTTCGGTTGGGGTGGTTATGTTACTTCATCCAAAAAGATAGGAAAAAGCTATGCTACTCTGATGGATAATGACCCTTCTAAAGCATATTATCGCATTCAGCGTTCTAATGGTACAAGGTTCGCCAAGAAATATCCTACACTAGAGTCATTCCTGCATGGTGATAAGCAAATAGCCATGAATGACAAGTTTACAGAGCAGGAAAAAATTGACTTCTACAATGAAATGAAGAAGTTGGCTGAGCCATATCATAACCTCTATGAGGTGGATATACCTGAGGATAATGGCAGCAACTATCTGGAATGGGAGAAGAAACCATCTGATGAGGTTGCAACAAAGATAATTGAAGGTCTTTATGGCTTGGATGCTAAGACCCTTGATGATATGGCATCAAAGGATATTGTGTTCAGAACTCTGTTGTATGATTACATCAAGAATGCAGACAAGGAGCAGATGATTCCAAACCTTGTGAAGACTCATGCTCTAACTAGGGGAACCACCTATGACAATGGAAATGTTGAGGATGATATACGATTTGTGTACAATCGTTTATCTAGATGGATGGGCAGTCAAAAGGCTGCAAGCCAGTTCCTCTCTTCTCTTGGTTTTACTGGTATTAAATATCCTGCTGGAACCATCATGGGTGGTGCTGAGGAAAATGATACCAACTATGTTATCTTCAAACCTGAGGATATGAGAATCACAGAGCACACCAAGTTCTCTATCAAGACCTATCATGGCTCCCAAGCATCGTTTGATAAGTTCGACCACTCCTTCATGGGTAGTGGTGAGGGTGCTCAGGCTTATGGCTGGGGAACCTATGTGAGCGAGGTGGAAGGTATCGCCAAGGCTTATGCTAAGCAGAATGCCAACAAGCATAGCAGACCGCAGGCTTATTATAAAGGTGAAAAACTTACGAATCCTACTGGTATCGTAATAGGTGTGTTCAATAGAATGGATGTTGATGATGTATCAGCAAAGGAAGCAATAGCTAGATTAATAGAAGAGCGTGAGAAGAAAATGAACGCTACTGGTTATTCTACTCTTCGTCCTAGATTGCAGAAGGAAATAGATAGATTGAAGGAACTCAATCCTGATGATTTTGAAATCCGTTATCCAGAGCGTAATCTCTACTCTGTTGATATTCCTGATGATACTGGTCGCAACTACATCGGTTGGGATGAACCTTTAGGTGCTGCCAAGATTATGCGTCTGCCAAAGGTATTCAAGGCTGATGGCTGGGAATACAAGAAGGTTGGGCAGTATGATACTTACAAGATTGATGGTAACGAAAATGAGGTTTGGCTTGAACCATCTTTGACTACTGGCAAGGAACTTTATCGAGATTTGACGAATGCTCTAGGTAGCGACAAGGCTGCAAGCGAATTTCTCTCCAAGGCTGGCTTTGTCGGTGTGAAGGTTATCGCTCAGCGCAATTCTGGCGGCAACAAGGAAGGCAATATGAATTATGTTATCTTTGACGAGAACAATGCCCAGATTACTAGTCATACCAAGTTCTCTCTACGTTTGAAGTCTGCTATTGAAGAAACAGAAACCAATCCATCTGATGCGCAGAAGGAGAGTGGTAACTATAAGAAGGGACACATCAAGTTCGGTGGATATGATTACACTATAGAAAATCCAAAGGGTTCAACTCGCTCAGGTAAGGATGCAGATGGTAAAGAATGGAAAGTTATCATGCACGATACCTATGGCTATATCCGTGGTAAGTTTGGTAAGGATGGAGACCATCTGGATATGTTCATCAATGACAAGGCAGACCTTGATAATTGGAATGGTGATGTATTTGTTGTTGACCAAGTGAATCCTGATGGCTCGTTTGATGAGCATAAGGTAATGTATGGCTATGACTCCATGGATGATGCCAAAAAGTCTTATCTCGCCAACTATAGCGATGGTTGGCAAGGTCTTGGTAATATTACTGGAGCAAGTAAGGATGAGTTCGATAAGTGGCTTGATACGAGCAATCGTAAGTTAAAGCCATTTGCAGACTATGCTAAAGTAAAGTTCTCGTTGAAGGATATAAAGCCAGTTGGTGTTGGTGCTTTTGGAAATATATACAATCAGTTCCGTGGCAATGCCAAGGCTGCAATCGAGTTCTTGAAGAAGGTTCGTGGTGGAGAAGCTGTCGGTGCTCTTCATCACAAGGATATTGGTGATATTGATTTGGTTTGGGGCAAAGAAGGAACTGGACATAGTGACGGCTATGGTCTTTCTAAACTTGTGAAGTATCATCCTGAGGTTCTTGATAATTTACAGGAGATTCTGAATGATATGCGTGTTGTTTCAAGCAGTAAGAATCGTGTAAACTTGGAAAGTGAAACCCATAAGGCTGGTGTTCGTCTTACTTGGGATGGAGAAAGAAAATCTTGGTTGTTGACTGCATTTAAAAAGGAAACTTCGGCAAGCGACAAGAGGACAGACACTGCCGCTACTTCGTTGGAAGGTGACACCGCTCTCTCCCAAACCGAAGGTTCTGCTGCAAAGATAGACAATTCTTCTGAAACTGCCAAGGAAAATGGCGAAAAGTTTTCATTGAAGGACGAAAAAACTCTTGCAGGAGTGCATAACATATCAGAAGAGAAGCTGTTGAAGGCTATCAAGCAAGGTGGTCTTGCCAATCCGTCTGTGGCAGTCATTGACTCTAGTAGGCAAGACCATAAGGCGTATGGTGGCATTTCCTTGATTCTGCCTTCCGATAAGATTGCTAAGAGAACTGGGAAAAATGCAGGTACTTGGCAAGGTGATGCTTATACTCCTACTTATCCAGAAGTGGAGAAACAGATGAGCAATAAGGGGGCTGAAAAGTCTTCTTCGGATGTTCTTTCTGTGCCAAAAGAAATGCAGCATGAAGTAAGAAATGGTATCGACCGATGGTTGAACGGGGGCGATGCAAACTCTGGTTTGAAGTATCTCTTCCTTCATGAGAAGGGTGTGGCTCCTGAACCGAAGATGATTCAGCCTAAGTTTAGTGATGAAGCATATAACGAGTTGAAGTTTATTACTGCTGGAGACTTCAATATCTATGGTATCGGCAAGGCTGATGCTCAGAAGGTCTTGGATATGTACATTGAGGCAAAGTTTGATGGCGATAAGGATTTGTATGAGGATAAGACCAAGGCTTGGCTGGAAAGAAATAAGTCTATCGTTGATGCTGGTGCTAAGGGTGGAATGAGATATGCCATTGCCAAGGAGAATGTTGAACTATATGATGAATATGGTTTCAACTATAAGGGTGTGCAGACCTTCGTCCGTGATGTAGAGTATGACCATCGTAAGAGTGGCGTTGATACGAATGCTACGCTTAATGAGGTTGAAGACTACATCAAGACCAATAACCTGACAGATGAGTTCAATACTTGGCTGGAAGGTAAGGAAAAGGAATATGGCATTAAGGAGGTAATCTTTGATGGCTTTACTCCTAGCGGCAATCGTAGATATGTGCCAAACACCTTGGAGAATGTTTCAAAGTTGATGAAGAAGCAAGGACGAAATGGTGCAACTGGTGCGGCTGTATCTTTCCAAAACTTTGCTGCAAGACTGATGCCTTCTTATGGAACATTGAAGGATATTCGCTCCAAGAAAGGTTTGTTGACTTCTGACCGAGAGAAATTTGATAAATTCAGAGAAAAGTGGTCGAATGTATTCTTTGAACTTGGCATGAAGTGCCAGCCTTATGCAACTGGAACTTTTGACGATTATGGTTTGGCAAGACTCTCTGAGGCGGCAATGACAAGTGACCCACAAGCCTATTTGAAGAAGGAGTACAATGTGGACTTCTCAGATGAGGACACGAAACGCTTGAAGGAAATGGTTAAGGCTATCAAGGAAGAGCATCCTGCCATGTACTTTGAGACTAAGTTTGAACGTCCAGTTAGATTTGACGAGTTCTCTGCTGCTGTTGTTCCTACTACTACCAAGAAAGAGGTGAAGGAGGCATTGAAGAATGCTGGTGTATCAATATTTGAGTATGACGAAAAGAGCGATGCAGACCGAAAGCGTGCCTTCAATGAAGCTATCAATAGCAGCGACAATATCCGATTCTCTCTCGCTGGTGAGCGTGGTGCGGCTGCTGCTGACAAGGCAGAGGAACGTACCTTCCGTATGGATAATCTCTCTGTGGCAAAGGATATGGAGAAGAACAAAAAGAAGGCTAAGGCTATCAAGGCAGCTACTGGCTGGGAGCGTGGTGCTGATGGTAAGTGGAGATACGAAATGCCTGATGTTGTTCTCCGTGACCCGAAGGAATGGGTGAATAAGAAGACTCTGACTCTCTCTGATATTGTAGAGAAACCAAACGATTTGTTTAAGGAATACCCTGAGTTGTTTGATGCTTATCCTGAATTGAAGGATATGAAGATTTTGAAGGGTAGAGCAAAGAGTGGTGGTGTCTTCTATAATAATGCCATTACGCTGAACCTTGGAGATATTCGTGAGGCTATAAAGTACGACATGGACACACACTATAAGTTGGCGAATAATAGTCTGAAAAAGACCTTGGTTCACGAGATTCAACACTATATTCAGGAGCAGGAAGGCTTTGCACAAGGCGGCAATAGTGAAATGATAGTTGACAAGAATGCCTTGGATGCTATCGCCAAGTTGAGGGCTGAAAAAGATGCAGTAGCAAAGGAGTTCTATGCTATGTCTCCTGAGGAGCAGCAGAGACGAAAGTACGAAATCAATAATAGATACAACGACCTTACCAAGCAGATTGAGAGATTGGAGAAATCTAGCAGAATCGGATATGATGGCTATAATCGTCTCTCAGGAGAGGTGGAAGCTCGCAACGTATCTGCCCGATTGAACATGACTCCTGAGGAGAGAAGAAAGACTCTCGCTGAATCTACTGAGGACGTGGCTCGCAAAGACCAGATTTTCTTGGGTGTGGGCGATGTGTCCTTCTCTCTCCGTGATATGGCTGACGGAAAGGAGAGTGGTGCGGCTGATATGGCTGAGGACTTGAAGAATCTGAACACTCCTGATGAGGTGGATGATGCTATCAAGACTGCCATTGATGATATGCCGAGTGGTTGGCAGATGGCTAACAAGAAGATGATTCATATTGCTCAGGCTCTGGGCGAGAACCGCAAGGCAGAGATTGCTGGCGAGGAACCTAAGTTCTCCCTGAAGGATGGCACTCTCATTAAGGCTGGAACCTACTTTAGCGGTGGCGGTCTTGTTGAGGAAGGCTTGAAGGGTATCATCGACCCAGTGGTGGCAGTGGAGTATGACGAGAAGATAAGCGGTGTTTATCGCAACAACTTCGGGCAGCACATTGTTACTGCTGATGTTCGTGATGTTGACCCTAAGGAGTTGGTGAAGCAGATTGATGGCGAGGTAGAGTACTTCCATGCCAGCCCAGTCTGCAAGAACTACTCTCAGGCGAAGAGTAACCATGCTGAGGTGGAACTTGACAAGGAGACTGCTGCTAGTACTGCCGAGTTTATCAATGCCGTTAAGCCAAAGGTGGTGACTATTGAGAATGTGAAGGGATATAAGGATTCGGATGCCATGAAGACTATCACGGATGCGCTTGATGCCAACGGATATACTTGGGATGCAGATGTGTATAATGCTGCTGACTATGGCGGCTACACCAACCGAGAGAGATTGATTGTCCGTGCGGTTCGTGATGGTAAACTCCCTGAAAAGCCAAAGAAGATGGCACACAAGAGTGGATGGTATGAAGCTGTGGCTGATATTATCCCGACCCTGACCGAGAAGAAGAATGGCGTGGCTCCTTGGATGGATATTCGCTTGAAGGCTGATGGTATTGACTGGCGAAACATTGACAAGCCATTGTATGTGATGGGCAGTGCCTACGCTGACGGAAAGGTTCCTCATGCCTTTGCTGATGAACTGCTGCCAACACTCAGAACGAAGAGCGGTGACGTGATTGTGATGCCTGATGGTAAGGTATATCGTGCCATGGGCAGAGTGCTCGCAAGAGTATCAGGAGTGAGCGATGATTACAAGATGCCTTTCTCTGAGAACCTGAGCCATACCATCATCGGAAACGGAATCCCTACCCAGTTGACGGAACATGTTATTGCTCCTCTCTTGCATAACACCTTGCGTCCTACTACTCCTGAGGATGGCAATACCAAGTTCTCCTTGCGCTATGACCAGTTTGAGCATGACCTGAACCAGTGGAAGAAGGATAATAATCTGCCTAAGGATGCCAAGCGACCAACTATCCCACAACGCAACGCTGGAGAGAGTGCCGTTGACTTCCTGAAGAGAGTGGACGAGTACCGCAAACAGATGGCTCTGTGGAAGACTGCTCCAACCTACGAACAGCATCTTCTGAGTGATGATACTGCCCTTGGAGAGTTCAACCGAGAATTGCAGCGTGGTTCTGTACTCAAAAGAATCGCCTTCCAAGATAGTATGCTGGCTATCCGCAAGGCTCAGGAAGCTATCATGAAGGAAGTGGGTGTTGACCGCCTGAACATGGCTGAGGATGCCTATACTGCCGAGAACCGCAGTCATGGCAAGGGAAAGAACGAGTTTGAGGAGTACAACAATGAGTTCTTGCAGCCATTGAGAAAGGCTTATCACCAGATGAAGAAGATACTGGGTGATAGCTATGATAATGTCCGTATCTACATGATGGCTAAGCATGGTTTGGAGCGTGATGCTCAGATGGCATTCAAGAAGTCACTGGATGCTGACTTTGAGGACGTGGCTCAGAGAAGTGCGGCATACAGGGCTTACAAGGGCGATATGAACCGTATTACCAATGATAGCGATTTGGAGTTTGGAAGAGTGGATTTCAATACCTGGAGACAGAGAGATAACGCTCTTAGAACGAAATACTCTCCTTCCTATATGGACTATCGTTATGATGAGAATGGTATCGCCTACGATTACTCAGGCTTGTCGGCTCTCTTCGGTGGCTCAGACTTTGAGGAAGCTGCCCACAAACTGGTAAGGGATATTGAGAGTAATCATGTAGCTGAGGTGCAAGACCTCTGGAATGCTACGAATGCGGCTACCAAGAAGATTCTCCGTGATGGCTATAAGGCTGGCATGATGAGCAAAGACACTTATCTGTATGTGCGAGATATGTATAGCCATTATATTCCTCTCCGTGGCTGGGATGGCACTACTGCCGACCAAGTATGGGACTATGTAGGTGGCGGCAAGGGTGCGTTCAATCAGACCTTGAAGACGGCACACGGACGAACCTCTATCGCTAATGACCCTATCGCATACATCGAGAATATGGCAGAGAGCGGAATCCTGCTGAACAACAAGAACTGGGTGAAGCAACACCTGATGCTCTTGGCACAGAATCATCCAACTTCTTTGCTGACCCTGAGCAAGGCTTGGTATGTGAAGAGTACGGATGCCAACGGCAACGAGGAGTGGATTCCTGCAACACCTCAGATTACTTCTCAGATGAATAGCAATCAGGTGAAAGCTGCCATTGATGCTTTCGAGCAGAAGATGGAGCAGATGGCTCAGACTGGCGATGCTACCCAGCAGAGAGACGGCTTGAACATTGCCTACCCTCAGACTCATAGCGAGGAGAGAGAACATGAGGTAAGAGTGATGAAGGATGGCGAGGAGTATGTTATCTATGTGAATGGTGACCCGCAGTTGGCTCAGGCGATGAACAATACCAGAGCACACCGAGTAAGAGAGATTCAGAGCGGCAAACTGGATAGGGCTGCTGCTTGGTTGGGCAGAAAGATGGCTGCTGCCTATACCAGTCTTTCACCTCTCTTCATCCCTTCCAACTACTTCCGAGACCTGACCATGACGCTGGCATCTACCGCTATACGTGAGGATGCAAAGTACAACTATCTGCTCAGAAAGAATCTTGCTACCTCTTGGAATCTCGGTTTCATGCTGAGAGACTATCAGAGCGGCAAGTTGAGAGAGAAGGTAAGCAACGGAAACGCTACACCAAAGGAACAGATGTTCTATGACTTCATGATGAATGGTGGCGAGACTGGCTTTGTCTCTTCGCTTGATGTGGAAGACTTGAAGAAGAAATTCAAGAATGACTTGAAGGATTTGGATAGATGGAAGACGAACCCAGTTAAGGTAGGGCATACCATCATGGATAGTATCGAGTTCCTGAACAGAATGATTGAGGATAGTAACCGATTTGCGGTTTACATGACTTCTATTCAGTATGGACGTTCCATTGATGAGGCTGTTAATGATGCCAAGGACGTGACTCTGAACTTCAACCGCAAGGGTACTGGTGAATATGGCTGGCAGATGATTAGAAACCTCTATCTCTTCATTAACCCAGCAGTACAGAGTTTGCAGACATTGGGTGCGCTTGCTAAGCATCATCCTTTCAAATTCACGGCTGTAACTGCATCGTGGATAGCGAGCGGTGTGCTGGTTCCTATCGTTAATGCAGCCTTGATGCAGATGGCTGCTGCCTTTTTGGGTGGCGATGGTGATGATGATAAGGATTGGTATAAAGATATATCTAAGAAGTACTGGCAGTTCTCTAAGTGGGATAGACGAAACAACTTTATTATGTTGGTTCCTACTACCCATGAGTTCGTGAAGATTCCTCTTGCTCAGGAGTTCCGTGCTTTCTATGGCTTGGGCGATATGATTGCATCCAAGATGATGGGTGGCGAATTGGCTGAGGAGAGTTGGGAAGACTATGGTTGGGATTTGGTTGGTCAGGTTGTGGATATGCTTCCACTCGACCCAACAGGATATGATGGAGAGTTAGGTGTCAGTCTGATGCCGAACCCAATCCGTCCAGTCTTTGAGTTGGCTTTCAATGTTGACTTTACTGGCAAGCCATTATTCAAGGACACAGAGTACAACAAGTATGACCCTAACTTTACCAAGGCATACGTTGGCACTCCTGATTGGTTGGTTCGTGCATCAAGGATGATGAACTCAATCGGAAACGATTATCCTGATGTGCAGCAGAACAAATGGGATGCTTTGGGTAACCCAAGATACAATCTGAATAACCCTGCTGTGGTTGACCATGTATTGTCTTCTTATCTCGGTGGTGCTTATACCATGGGCAGTCAGGTGCTCGGTTTGCTTACCAAGTCTCTCAACGACCCGAAGGAAATCAAGGTGGCTGATATTCCATTATTCAGCAAGTTCGTCAGCAATCCTGATGATAGACCAGTTACAAAGAAACAGGGTGATGAGTTCTGGGATATGAAGGAGAATCACGACCGTGCAGCCAATACCATGAGCAAGTTGAAGAAACAAGCTAAGGTGGATGGCGATTACTCTATGCTGGAACGGTTCTACGGCTCAGAGGAGTATAAGCAGTACAAGCAGGATGATGTGAAGGTGAAGAAGTATGAGGAAGACAAGAAGAAGGAACGTGCTGAAGAGAGTGGGGATGAGTACAGACCACATCAACTTAATGCTGAGGACATCTATAAGAATCATGCAACTCCTATGGATGAGTTTGAGGATATGAAGTTGAAACAACTCTTTGAAAAATTAAACTCATTCAAGACTAGATATGATGCGATTGTAGATAATGCCCAAAATGAGAGTGATGGCTACTACAACACCAACAAGGTTGCCATTGATGCCATTGACGAGATTTCCCTTGATAAGCAGGAGATTTCCGAGTTAAAGAAAGGTTTCTTGGATGATGGCAAGGATGCTTACAACGCTGAGGACATGAAACAGATTCGTGAACTGAGAAAGAAGATTCTTGCCGTGCTGGAGAAGGCTAACAAGGTAGTTGTGGCTAACCAGAAGGCGAAGGCTGAGAAGTAATACATATATGACTATCCCCTGAAAGTGCTAGGCTTTCGGGGGATAATTGCTTTCAATCTGAAACTTTTTACCTCTATTTCTTGTGCGAATATATCAATCTGTAAATATTTATAAAGTTTAACGATTAAAAATATCCTAAATTGTTATGTTCTCATTATTTCATTTTATATTTGCAGCATCTAAGAACATCTGAATCTCAGGTGATTACATCAGCAAAAGAATATCCAATTATTATAAACTTTAAAAATGAAGGCTTATGAAAAAAGATGAAGACGAAGACCTACGAGTCAAGAAGTTAATTGGAGAGATAACTAAGTTACTCCCTGAACGAAGCAAGATTAAGACTGACTTGTTTTATTTCAAGTATGCGCCTATATTGGTCATGCTTTTCAGATGGTATGGTATATCTCAGTTCTATGACAACAAAATGGAGATAACACTATGGTACGAAGAGAATGAGGAACCTATCTGGTTCTTCTACTTCATCACTTACATTCTTTACCCGATTTCTCTTTGGAAGGGTCAGGTGTTGCACCGATTGTGTGTAGAGTGGCGCATTCCGATTCTCTATATTGCAGGAGTCAATGTGATTCACGTCATGTATGATTCCATCGTTATCACGAATCAGATGTACTATTGTGATATGTTCCTGATTACACTCATTTTAATTTTATACGCTTATGTCGCAATTAGTAAATTACAGCATCATCGAAGCTGGACTTCGTGCTCTCGCAGATAAGGCACATGAATCAGCAGTTGCCCAAGAAGAGGGTAAGCCTATCCCTTGCGGTCTGTCGGAAGGAGATATGGAACTTGTGGCACTTCTTACTGCCATGATGAATGATACGCAAGCCAACAAGGGCTGGTGTGCTCACGAAATGGGCAAGTCTATCTCTTCCTTTGAGAAGTATGTTCACGATGGCAAGATACCCGAAGGTATCCATGACCAGTTCGGGCATGAAAAGAAGTGGAATAAGTCGCTTATCCGATACTTTGCCAACAAGAAGGCTTTCTTCCACAAGCTATCACGAAAGTATGGCATCCACCTCTAGTAGTCGCTACACATTATATATAGGAGAGACCCAATCGCCCCTCCTGTATATTTACGACCTTTTCCGTAACCATAAATCTTTGTTCTTCACACACTTATACAATCTTTTACGAGTTTACCTATCTATATCCATATTATTTGTATCTTTGTGCTCGTAACGTTACAAAGTGAGAATCATAATTTAGTGTTTAACAAAAAAAAGATTTCAGGATAATATGGAAAGTAAAACGTATGTATTCGGAAACGAAGGCTCAACATCTAATAATGGGATGCTCGGTCTTCTTGCGCCTCTGCTCCAGAAGCAGGGTGTTGACCCTAATGTCCTCCTTGCCATGAAGGGAAACAATGGTTTCGGTGGCGAAGGTGGATGGTTCATGTGGGTAATCTTCCTTTTCTTCCTCATGGGGTGGGGAGGTAACGGCTGGGGAGGTTTCGGCAATAATGGTCGTGGTGGTCTCGCTAACGAGATTAACAATGACTATGGTCGTGGTCTCCTGATGGATGCCATCGGTGGTAATCGTAATGCGCTCAGCAATTTGGCTACTCAGTTGAACTGTACCGAAGGTCAGATTCAGAGTGCTATTTCTGCCTTGACCTCTCAGGTTCAGAATGTGGGTAATCAGGTTGGTATGAGCGGTATGCAGACCATCAATGCTTTGCAGCAGGGTAACATGCAAATTGCTCAGCAGATTGCAAACTGCTGCTGCGAGAACCGCTTGGCTATCTGTCAGCAGACTGGAACCTTGCAGAATGCAATTAATAACGTAGCAGTAGGTCAGGAGCGTGCGGCTTCTTCCCTTGCCTATGCTACCAAAGACCAGTCTTGTGAGTTAAAAAATGCCATCAAGGAAAGCACTCAGACCATCGTTGACGGACAAAAGCAAGCTGAGTTCAGGGAAATGCAGAACAAGATTGATGCTCTTCGTGAAGAGAACAGCACCTTCAAGTCTTCTGCTATGACCTCTCAGATTGTTGGTCAGGCTGTGGCTCCTATCAATCAGGTGCTTGCTGGCTTGCAGAACGAGGTGGCTGGTATCAAGTGTAAGTTGCCTGAGACCGTGACAACTCCTTACAGCCCATTTACTGCGGTTCCTAACTGCGTGGCTTATCAGGCAGGTCTGTATGGTTTGAACGCTGCTAACAATGCAGGATTCTGGGGTTAATAAGGAAAGGAGGCTGCTATGTTTTGGTTAAGACCATTTACATGGGTGAATCGTAATGGTTCGGCAGCTATCGCTTCAACGGGCGTGGCGGTGAACACCAACAATGTTGTTTTCTCGTTCAAAAACCACGCCTTCCTGAATGCCAGCTATAGAGGAACGATTTTCGTGAACCTGATGCAGGCTATTCCGACTGGAACGACTGGCACGCTGCCTATCCTTTTCGAGACCAACGGAAGTACTCAGGCTGTGACCAAGTATAATGGCGCACCATTGACGGTTGCAGACGTGCAGGGAACTGGTGTTTATCAGTTTTGGTTTGAGAGAGATACTAACACCCTACAGATGATGTCGGGTATTGTTTAACAAGAATAGATAATAGGAGATTACATTATGTTTCAAGGTTTAAGAACTAATTCTTTATTCTATGTCCTAGACAAGGGCGAGAACCCGAACTTGCGAATCGGTCAGGTGGTTTCAGTAAGCAATCCTCAGACAAAATACGCTACCTTTAACAACGGCTTTACTCCTCAGCCTATGGAGACCGTAGTGGACGTGAAGGTGAAGCTGGGTGACGAGGAAGTGGATTTCAAGCAACTGCCAGCAAACGGACAGATAGCCAACGACAAGAACCTTGTGGTTAGCGACAACAAGGATGCCATGAGTGCCGAGGTGGATGCCATGCTGAGGCAATCCAAGGCGATACTGGAGAGCGTAGATTACAACAAGAGGGTAGTAGAATCTTGTGAGGGAATGCTACAGCAACTCAACCCCCAGATAGCCAAGGAGAAGGAACAGACCGAGAAAATCAATAAACTGGAAGGTAAGGTTTCAGGTATTGAGGGCAAGATTGACAAGATGATGGGATGGCTCCAGCAGACCATGAGTAAGTAATCTCCTATCTATTCACTTTAATATCTTATGATTATGGTAATGATTGAGATTACAGAAGATAAGTTCGATGATTTGTATGATAACATCGAGTCCATGCTTGGTTTTGGCAGCAAGGCTATGTCTTGTCTGAAAAAGATGAAGCAGGAGCGTATGGGTGAGCGTATGCCTGATTATCGTGATGATTGGAGAAGAGAGCGTGAGGAACGTGAAGAGCGTGAGAACAGACGTAGATTCAACAACGTCAATGATGATTGGAACTACCCGAACCGCTATGGTGAAAGAGGTGGTGGCGGCTACAATGGTGGCGGTCGCTAGTGTTTAACTTGGGAGTTTTGGCACCGACATTTATGTCGTGACCAGACTCCCTTTAATATTCAGTTCAGTAATATGGGAAAATGCAGAATGCCATTGGATATGTATGACCTCAAACCTGAGGGAATGGTTTCTTATCTCAGATACAATGGCTATCATTTCAGTAAGAAGATGTGCGAGTGGGCGGTGAGCCTGATGTACAAGTATGACCCTTCATCCAAGCGTGATGTAAGTGTCTCGTTTTGGGATAAGGAGAAGGTGGATGCCCTTCTGCTTGGTCAGGGAGTAGAGGTAAAGAATAAGGCTGGCTACGACCATGTATATGTGGCGAATATGGCGAGGGCAGACTTCTACAAGTCTTCCATCAAGGATGAGGAGCAGCTAGCCCAGTTTATCAAGGATATGGTAGATGATGCCGACCAGAAGGATGGTTTCATCTTTAACAGATTTTATGCAGACTGCTGCCATAATGGTGTGCCTATCCCTTGGGAAGATGTGTTATGATAAGAAGAGTCATACAACTCCCGAAGTACGATTGGAGCATAGTATGTTTCATAGGTTATCAGCCACCTGATGCCGATGAGATATGCCATGCTCTTTCGGATATTGGCTGCAACGGAAACCCGTTATCGGAAGCCTACGAGCATCTAACTAAGCAGAGTGCAGACAGAGGTCTTACCTATTCCAACATATCCGAAAGAAGGAGTGTGCTTGCTATCGGTAAATGTGAATCTGATGGCAGCATTATCAATACAATAGGTCATGAGCTTCTTCATGTGGTAGCGCATATCTGTGAGCAGGATGAAATAGATATGCTGAGCGAGGAGCCATGTTATATGATGGGGAGTCTATGCGAGAAGTTCTTTGATGTTTCGAGTGTTAATAATGTTAATTGATAGAGACGAACCGAAATAATTAGTTATCTTTGCACTAATAAACATTCAAGCTTATGAAAAGAAAAAATATAGCCTATACTATAGGTATACTTGGTTGCATTATCATTGATGCAGGATTTGTTGCAATAGCTATTCATAATGAAGCACCAGTTTCTGATTATATCCTTATGGGTATATTCCTGCCTATTATTGATTTTCTGTTTCTTGTTTTAGTTGGTGTATGCTTTGAGAAGCCAGAAAATAAATGCTTGGTGATTAAACTGCCTGGTACAGTAGATGATGATAGTCTTCCTAAGTTAAAATAGAAATAGAAAACTTGGATAGTAAATACAGAAAAGGGAGTGCTAAACAACACTCCCTTCTTCTTTATCTATATGGTTTACTCCCCATACTTTGGCTCCTCATATACCAAGTTATGCTCATCTACGTAAGCCTTGGCTTCTGAGTATTTGTCAAACTCTACTGCGGTGGCACCTACTGCTGGGAATACCTCAGCATTGTCACCTTCCTCTGTGAGAGGGAGCACCATCTTGGTTCCCTCATGTACTACCTTATACTTCTTTGTTAACTTGTTCATATCTTGTTTCCTTTCTTTTTAATGTTAAACTTTGATACTTATGCTGGAGTAACTGATACCGTGTAACCTTTCTGCTGTAATGTTGCAACTGCGGCATCTGATGCTGATGTTCGAGTTCCTTTTACACTAATTAATTTATACCACGATGAAGGGTTGCTAGCTGTACTTGCTTTACAATTAGCTTGGTCTTGCAACATCTTGTCAACATAATTTCCAAGGTTACAATCTTCTAGAGCAAGAATAACAGCAGACACCGGTCGTTCACTCCAAGTAAAGCTAGATGGAGAAGAAACAAACAAAGTTTTTTCCTCTGCAACTTCTGTTCCAAACTTAGACAAGTCTCCATGCAAACCAAGGACATTTTTGGCTGAAATTCTCTGTGTATTTCCCATTCTAGTTGATACATCACCATAAACTCTAGTGTTATCAAGCAAGATGTCCTGTGGCATAGTTTCTAAAGATTGTATATCTCCAGAAACTGATGTATCTGACAATCCTAAACTGATAACAGTTGGAGGAATAGAAGCAATATCTCCATAAACACCTGTATTTTGATTTATAGAAATATATTTCAAAGACTTCATATATTTCAGTTCAGAAATATCAAATGGCGCATTATATGATTTGCTTGCATTTGCTGAGAATATTGTAATATCCTTCTTATTTGGAACAAAAAGAATTGCATCTTTCTTGCTTGAAAAATTTAAAGCAGTTTCCCATTCAGACAAGTTCACAAATTTGGAATTAGAACCGTCCTCAAAAGTGCCATCTGCAATACGCAATGTAGCATCTGCATTTGACCCATAACCAATAGAAGTTATGCTTTCATCTAATGGAAATGCTAATTCTCCAATTTTTGCTAGTTTGTTGTTTGAAACAACACCACTCAGCTTTGTTACTAAACATTTATTCATAATTATTATTTATTATAGTTATACAAATTATCTAAAAACTCTATTCTTTGAGTTAACCAGTTCTTTACCCTAATAACACTATTGTGGAATCCAAGGTAATAAGGATAGTTGGTGTATTGCTTTTCAACTGGTACTACACCAGTTATAGTCTTGGTTGCCTCAAATACATAAACATCATAAACACATTTATCTCCCAGATGGTATTCTTTTTCTATATTAAAAGTATCAACACCATACGATTCTTGCTCAGCAAGTTTCCATCCTTCAACAACAGATGAACTTCTATACGATGGAGTTTCCTTATATAGTGTTATCTCCTTTTCTATATTATCAAATCCTACCATAGAAAGCCATTTATTGAGAAGACCCACTATATTGTCAACAGAAAAGATGTTTTTATCCCTTAGTTCCTTATACCTTTCCTCTATCTCTGTTTTATACAAAGTGTCAATCGAAAGACCATTCCAAGCAGATAAATCTATGGTTGCTGATTTTGGGTCTACACAAGTTCCTTGCCAGTGTGCGCCAAAGATAGAATCCAAGTCATAGGCTGTAGGTGTCCAATGTACGCCATCATAAGTAACCCATATCCAGTTTTTATTAAATCCATCAGAGTTGTATATCATCTGGCTTAAAAGCTGGTAATCAATGAATGGTTTAGGCAAGAAATACTTCTCAAAGGTTTCCTTTGTCTTTGAACTCTGTAATGCAGAATAAACTCCAGATAACGTTGTCAAATAATCTTTTACCTTTTTACTATTAGCATCTGTATCAGATAATTCTTTTGGATTATCTCCATCATACTTGTTACCATCAATATCTATTAAAGACTTTGGGTTTCTAATCTCGAAAGCAGTCCAGTCTATGTTTCCTCCAAACAAAGTGTTGTAATTTATAACACCGTCTAAGATGATGTTTTCTGCTTTCTTTTTGTTGCAGAAATATACTTCCTTTGCCTTCTTGAGATTCCAAGCATAAATACCCATATCTGTCTCTGTATTATCAGACGTATTTACCCAAGTAATTACGATAGGAAAACCATCAGGATGACACTTTGCACCAGTGAAGAAATCTTTTTTTACATCACCCAAGCTGTCTGTAGTGCTCTCATTTGAATAAGAATACTCATAAGGATATTGTTGACCAGCAGGACGAGACTTGTACACTTGCTCCATCAGCCAATATCCAACAATGCACTGACCACGGAAGATGTCAATGTAGTATTTCTTCAAGTGGAAGCTATCTTGTGTTGGAAAATCACCAAACTTAATTTCACTACCATCATTGATGTCTATAGCCATGTTCTTTACATAGTAATACATGGATGAAGAACCTTGCGCATTCAATATTACTGGCTTGCGGAAATAGTTTCCATCCTTGTCGTTGTACTCTATTTCTGCTTCAATATCATCCTGCTTTGTTGTAGGCAACTTAGGAGCATAGATTCTTACTTGTGCTGCAATACGAGGAATAGGCAATTCTACATGGCTATCCTTGCTGAAATCTGATGGATTTTCCATTTTGATGCCAGCAGATTTGAAGGCTTCATTGACCTCATTTGCTGCTTCATTAGATAATTCTAGGTGCTTAGCTGAAATCTTGTGCTCATGACGAGTACCTTTAGAATCTCTGTAGCCAAGAATCTTATTTTCTGCATCAGTTGTAATTTCAGTTCTACCCTCAGGGTCTTCAATATGCTCAAACTCTGTCGGAATAGTTTCTGATTTTACCTTATAGAGATAATGGCTACCATCAGGAGCAGTATATCCAATTACCTTACCATCTGCATCAGTTTCAACAGAAAGATATTCATCATTGACTATTGTAGAAAGATGAGCTGTACGCTCTTTGATGTCTTGTATATCAACAATAGCATTGACAATAAAGGTACTAATGTCAATTCCTCCAACTATCATGTGACCATCATCAGCACGGAAACCACATAACACTTTGTCTTCTGCATCAATTATAGCATAGAGCCATTCCTCATTGGTTATTACAGAGTACATTTCATGGTTAGGGAAATATGGCTTTCCATCATACTTTATTCCTGCAAGAATTCTGCTTTCTGCATCTACTACTGCTATGATATACTCATCATTAGAAATATAGAAGAAGCTGTCAGCAACATCAAGGTTTATCAACCCCTTACCATCTTCCTTTGGCTGGAAAGTTTTAAGAGTTTCGTCAATGTTTGAAAGAACATTCTTGATAGCCTTAATATCATCAAGCCACTGAGCCTTGGCTGCCCAACAAGTACCATCTTGCTGAATACCAAGAAGAGGATGATTTGCAGCATCAAGAATAACCCAAAGGAACTCCTCGCTTTGAGATATGTGATACATATCATTTTGAGGATAGTATGGCTTGCCAGTATCTCTGTAGATTCCAAAGAGAACTCTATCCTCAGAATCTACTATAGCTTTAAGAAACTCCTCGTTCTCAATTACTCTGAATGGAGTATATTGGATAACACCTTCCTCATCCTTGATGGAATCCTTATCTACGACCTCATCTACTGCACTTTGGATATTGACTGCGGTAAGTTTTGACTTCTCATTATTATAGGTAACGGCAGCAGCCTGACTTGCACCACCAGTAGCGGCTATACCCTTGATGGTTTCTTCCATCTGAGTACTGCGAGTCTGCAACAATGAAATGTTTTCATCGTTGTCGGTGATTTGCTGTTGCTTATCATCAATCTGCGATTGCTTATCATCTAGCTGGCTCTGATGGTCTTTCAGTGTATCATCTACGTTCTGGATGGTTTCTACCAAATCCTTAGGAAGACCAGTAGCTGCATTAATAGTCTGGCGAAGCTCAGGGTCTAACTTCTCTACACCGATGGTGTTGTCTTTCAACTTGTCTTTGGTGATGGAGTTCTCTGCCAACTTCTCATTGGTGATACTTCCGTCCTCCAGTTTCTCGTTGCTGACAGAACCATCTTGGAGATTGGTGTTGCCAACAGAACCAGCAGCCATCTTTTCGTTGGTGATAGCACCATCCTTGATTTGCTGAGTCTCTAACTCATCCGTTACATTGACCTTCTTGTCGAGTGATTCCTTGACGGATTCTCCCGATTCTTCGTCTTTGATGAACTTCGAATATGTCAGAGTCTCGTCTTTGCGTCCACTTACAAGGATGCTGTTGTACTTTTTCTTTTCTGCCATATTATTCTTTTAATTTAATTTGATATTCGTTATCATCACCAGCTACAAGTTCGTCTGACCAATAGTAGTGGAGGTCACCTAGCTTTGTGGTGTTCATGGATGCCTCGAAACCGCATTGATTGAATACAAGTGGCTGGCGGCTTGCAAACCAGATGTATGGTTTCTCTTCCGTGGTTGTGATGGTGAGAGTCTGACCTACAAGAGTACCAGCAAACAGAGTAAGGTCTTCCATGTTCAACTCACTCATGTTCTTGGCTGACGAAGCTCCATAATAGCTTGCCTTGACGGTTCCACTTGCCGTGATGGTTACGTAGCCTGATACGGCTGGTATGAAGACCTTGTGGGTGTTGCTGTTGTAATATTCAGCAGTAACGTCCTTTCCGTCCATGATAACCTTTACCTGACCGATGCTGAAACCTTCTATAGGCATGAACTGAGCTTCCAGTTTCTTTCCGTTGCTGATTGTTCCGTTAATCACGAAATTCTCCTGACTCTCCACCATTTGGGTTTCACCATTGATGGTGTAGCTGAATTTAGCGTTATCAACGATGAAAGAAATAGGGCAAGTAGACTGATTCTCGGTCACGATGTAGTAGCGAAGGTTGAATAAACCAGTATGCTCTCCTTCCGTAACACCGATAGGAACATTACTCATAGAGTTATGTTCTACGATTCTCAGAAGATTGCGCTCGATGCTGACCATTTCGCTGCCCTCATACTTCCATGATACCCTGACGTTATAGTTTCCATAATCAAGAGTGGAAGGAATGTCGCATATCAGTACGTTGCCTTGGATTCCTGCTACTTGTACTGGAACAGAAATTGTATTGCAGAAACAGCCTGATAACTCAACTCTGATGTCGGTAGCCAGATTCATATCGAAGTCAACGAGTCGCTGGAACTCTTTCGATACGTCCATCTTCCGCACCAAGATGTGGAGTTTGAAACTATTTCCTTGTACTATTTTATAAATCATATTTGGTACACATTATTAATAATAGACAAAGATAGGCAGAATTTTCTCCACCTATCTTTTATCCGTTTATTTAGGGCAGAAAAATTTTAGATTAAGCCCTTCCATCTGAGAAATTTGCGCTTGCGGCTGCGCTTTCCCTTCTCACTCTTGCAGTTGGTATGGTAGACGCAATCCTTGAAGAGGTCTCTGACCTTCATGTCGTTATCTACCAGTTTTGTCTTCTTGAATGCCTCGAAGAGTGAACGGTTCATAATCATGAGGTTGCCCTTCTGCGTAGGAAGGACGTAGAAGATTTCACCATTGTTCTTCTTGGATGCGTAGTCTGCCTTAGCCGTAGCTTGGCGGTACATGATTTCGCACTTGATGCGCTTGAAAATCTTTGTTACTTTCATAATCGTAATTATTTATTCGTGAAACTATATGATGGTTGCTGCCGAAACAGAAACCTTTCTTCTCATTACTCTTGCCTGATTCTGTATCATCTTTGGCATTTCCATTTCATTGAAGCATATGTGGAGTCCGATGGCTCTTGTCATGAGCAAATCATCGTGCTTTCCGTCTGCTGCCTCGTATACGGTTCCGTTCTTCTCGTAGGTGAGATATTCATCTAAGCATCTATCGTCTCGCTCTACATAGAGTTGTTCACGGATAGTTTGAACCAATACTGAGATAACCATTGGCTTGGTTGCCACGTTGGTATGGAATCCGTACTTCACTGGAACCTTATTCTTGATGTCTGATTCGCTCTGCTTGCGTGCATAGAGGTTGTCATATACGTCCTTGATTTGATTCAGGATGAACTCAGACTGGTCACCACCTTCCAGGATGTGCTCCTTGTCTTTCGTCTCTAAGGTGTTGGATTCAATCACCAACAGAGCATCGTTGTAGTATTTGGCTATCTGAGCCGCCTTCCACGCCAGCAAGTCCATATCAATATGCCCATACCATTGGGCTACCACATACGGCTTGCCACCTTCCATCATCCAATAGCGGTCGAAGACACAGATAACAGACCAGTCGGCATTCTTACTACGTCCACCAATATCCACTACGACCAGATAGCGGTTTATCACCTTGCAATCATCAAAGGTCTCAGGCTTGCTCCATATCCACAACTGCCCCTGCTTGTCTTCACAGAATCGGACATTCTGCATACACTTCTTGCCCTTGTAGCCATCACCATAAACATCACCGATGAACTTAGGTGCTCGGCATCCCTTGCGGAACTTGTCAACCTTGTCCTCTGCAAAGACCTTGGCTCCTGAATGTTTGAATGCTTCAATATCATCGGTAGGGTAGCCAGCAGCCATGTCGGCATGGTCGGTGAACTTTTTACGCTCGGCAATATACCAGTTGATGGCTTCCAGTGGAGCACCCAGTGTCCATAACTTCCAAAGATAGGTACATGGCTCCTCTCGGTCGGACATCGTATTGGTATTGTTGCGGTTCTCATATAGCCATTTGGCAAACTCTACCTTCTGTTTCTTGCTTTCAAATTCAAGATGATACATATCGTATATCTCGTACCAAGGAACAAAGAATGGCTCAAACTGAGATTCTCCCTTGACTGCTGCAAGCCACTCCTTGTGGAAGAAGTTGCCAGTACCATTGGCGGTGGATTCATAGGCAATCATCGTGTATGGGCGGTACAAGATACCGTTTGTAGCATTTTGTACTACCTCCTCAGGAGATTTACCATCCGTCTTTTTCCACAAACCCACCTCGGAAAGGTGAACCAAGTTGTAGTCTTCACCATTGGCTGATAGTGGTCGTTCCATGGAACCAACCTTAATCTTGCAGAATCGCTGAGGAACCTTCTTCACGTTTCCTGATGTTCCCACTCCCACAAACTTAGGCTCGCTCTCAGAGAATGCTTCTCCCATTTCGTAGAGGAACTTGGTAGGGAAGTTTTTCAGAGCTTCCTCGAACATACCTCGAATGGTCTCTGCTGTGTCCTTAACCTGAGCCACGATGAGCGAGTTGAGACCCTTCTGCCACATGAGTTGCAACCATAGGAAGTACATCTGAATAACCGTAGAACCTCCCCATTGTCGGGCTTTCAGCAGGATGAGACGGATAGGGCGATTCTTCTTTCTTCGCTCTTCCAGCCACCTGAGCAGTCTGCGCTGCGGTCTTCTGAGCACAAAGCGGAAGGGTAGACCTCCACCTTTCGGTTTGATATAGATGAATGTGGCAAAGAAGAAGAAAGGGTCGTGCTTCATTCTGATTCGAGTGAACTGCTCCACCAGTTGCTCCATTTCTTCCTCTAGGTTGTATGGCTCGTCTATATCCTTGTGCAGTTCCTCGATTACTGCCTTGCAGCTACCAAACTCGATGAGCATCTTGACGAGCGGAATCTTCTTCATTGAAACTGGAAGCTGCTGTCTCTGAATCGGGAAATCAGGAAGGAAGAGCAGGAATCGCTTATCTCCACAACCTTCACCCTTGATGGGATTGAATGGTGTGTTGATTTCCTTGATGCGTTTCTCGTTCTCTTTCAGGATGCCCAATACATGTTTGTCTACAGCATCAGTCAGTTTGGCGGTTACTTGTCTTGGCATAGCGGTGCATTTAAATATCCCCACAACAGACCAAGTACATAGCAATAGATGTGGACTCCAACTGCCATGCAAGGGAAGAAGATTCCAACACAGATATATAGGAGAACGGTGAGATTGTATCTTACCTTATTCTCCACGTAGGGGGCGATAAAGCCCATGTAAGCATAGATAAAGCCGCTAAGACCGATGATTGGAACGGATGAGGTGAATGGATAGCTGATGGCTATGAGATAGAATGCCACCAAGTGACCGATGCCACAAGGGATGGCTCGGTAGCATTGATGGAAGACATAAAGGTTGATGGCTGCATGAAAGATGTTCTGATGAAAGAAAGGGTAGCTTAGTCGGTTCTGAATAGAACAATCGTCAAAGAGACCCATGCCATCATATCCAAGAAAAGTGATACACATTATTATAATGTACCCAGCATAAAACGCAATCTTCTCTTTCGTCTCTCGTAGCATCTTTGCTTCTCCTCCTTTCTCACCCTGCTAAGAATTACGTGTATGCTTTGAGGAGTCAAATAGAAACTGGGTGCTTTTTCAGCACATACACGTTTGATAATATCCATATTACTCAGATATGGCTCATTACTCTTATGAATCTGGAATCGTCTGAAAATCTCCTGATACATTTCCTTTCGGGTAGGTATCATGTTATCAAGAGGTTTTCCTTTCAGTAAGTCTAATATGACTATATAAGCACGGTCTTCTGAAACCCAAAATCTTCTGCTCGGAGATTGGGCTAGCTTTTCCTCAATCTCTGAGAGTCTGATATTGTCTCTTACATTAATAATTTCTTTGTAAGCCCTCAATAAATCAGCATCACGTTCCTCTATAAAATAGCATCGTGAATCCTTATATTTCATATCTGACACTGCAAATATACAAAAAAGTATTGAATTAGTCGCATCCGATTAGACTAAATTAACGGATAAAAGATGAAAATCGGAAAAAAGCATTAATTTTGGGCATTGATTTATAAATATACACATATATATATGGACGAAAATACAAATATTGAGCAGAATGCTGGTGCAGCAAAACAGCAAGACACCAAGACCAAGAGAGACTTGGCTTTGGAGCGTTTGAAGACCCGCCATCCTGATACTGAGTATGCGGATGATGAAGCTATGTATGGAGCCATCAACGATGATTATGATGCCGACCAGAAGGCTTTGCAGGGTTACAAGGATAACGAAAAGGCTATGGGCGATTGGCTGGGTAGTGACCCTGAGGCGGCTACCTTCCTGCAAGCGATGAAGGCTGGCAAGAGTCCTTACGCTGAGTTGATTCGTACCCATGGTGAGGATGCCATTGACTACTATTCTGACCCTGATAATGCGGATGAGATTGCATCGGCTCAGTCGGAGTTCTTGCAGAATGCTGCCAACGGCAAGAAATTGCAGGAGGAGTATGACAAGAACATGCCTTCCAGCTATGAGGTGTTTGATAAGTTAGAGGAGAAGTATGGCGAGGAAGCTGTGAACGATGCCATCGACCAGTGCTTTCAGACAATGCGCAATGTGGTGACTGGCAAGTTTACAGAGGAAATGATTACTGCTTTTATCAAGGCAAAGAACCATGATACCGATGTGGCTGATGCAGCCCATGAGGGTGAGGTTCGTGGCAAGAACAGCAAGCACGTCAAGAACCTTGAACTGAGAAAGAAGGGCGATGGTACTGCTGACCTTGATTCTGCCAATGCAGATACAAAGCCAACAGATAACCAGCCTGACCTCGGTGCTGTAGGTAGGGTATCACGAAGGGGTAACGTCTGGGAGCGTGGCAACGAGAAGAGAACACACATTCGATAATTCGACAAGGTGAAAAGATAATATATAATGTTTAATTAATATTCAGAATAACAATGAAGAAAAGTACATTTAATCGGCTGTTTTCCATCTTTATTATGGTAATGGCAGTTATTTTTGGAGTGAATGGTCAGGTTATCATGGCTGAGGCGGCTCTTCCTGATGGCGGTAGTACCGAGAGTGGTTCTGCTGCTGAGGCTGGTGGTGCTCCTGCTGCTGGTGAAGCTGGCAATGGCGGTGCTGCTCGTCAGAGTGAAGGTATCAAGAGCGAGACTCAGGGACGTGAGCATTTTAACGAGAATGGCACGGAGTATTATCTGAACGATATTGATGAGAAGATTACCAAGATTCGCCCGATGGCTACTCCAGTTGACCAGATTTCACGTTATGCGACAACCAAGTCTGCCAACTCGTTTGTAGTTGAGTATTGGAGTATCGGTACACGTCCTATCAAGACAACCGTGAAGGAAACAACGGTGGAGAGTACTGGTACATCTATGGTATTGAAGGTAGAAGACCCTACCATGTTTACGCTGGATGATACCATCCGAGTGGTAGGTGTGAAGGCGATTACTAACTATAAGGGTGTTGCATATTCTACCATTACTGATGCTCCTACTCCTGATTTGGAACTCTGCGTTTGCGGTAAGGACACAGAAGGTTATCCGATTGTGTATGCTGTAAATGGTAAGTTGGTCAATAAGCAGGCTATCGGTATTCCAGCCTTGCAGAAGGGTCAGAAACTTATCCGTATGGCAAAGAGTTGTGGCGAAATGGACGTTCAGACGGGTCGTTTCAACAACCTTCCTTCTAATGAGGTTCAGTATTGTCAGAACTTCATGATTCAGGTCGAGCAGACCACTTTCGACAAGATAGCTGCTAAGCGAGTGGATTGGGATTTCTCTGACATTGAGGAGGATAGCATCTATGATATGCGTCTTGCTATGGAGGGTACTTATCTCTTCGGTGATATGGCTTGCATCAAACACGAAATCAAGGATGGTTCTGCCCAGTGGTTTACCAAGGGTATCTGGTGGATGGCTGGTAAGGATATTGAGGTAGGTCATGTTGCTACTGCTGACGATATTAAGAAGGGCTATAACAAGAATGAGCGAGTGATTACCGACTTGGAGTTGGTTGACATTTCAAAGGACTTGTTTGTTGGTACTGGTATCGGCAACAAACGCAAGGTGATTATCGCTGGTTCTGACTTCGTGAGCGCATTCAGTAAGATTGATTCCGACAAGTTCCGTTTGAAGGACACCGTTGATATTTGGAAATTGAAGTTCAAGAGTTGGGAGACCGACTTCGGTGAGGTGCTGATGATTCACTCAGAGTTGTTCGACCTCTTCGGTATGAGTGACTGCGGTTTTGCCCTTGACCCAGAGTTCTTGGTTAAGCGAGTACACTTGTCTTGGACACGAAACGTGCTCGACTTGAAGGCGGCTGGCATCCGTAACACCGATGCAGTAGTAATTCAGGAGGTAGCTTGTCTGTACTTGAAGTACCCTAAGGCACACGCTCGTATGCGCCTTGCTGCGGTTCCTTCAACAGAGGAAACTTCTGATACAGAATAGACCAAGGCTGCTGCCTAAAAGCAAGCAGATTTGCAAATTATTCATCAAATAGTGAGGGGTGTGGGCACTAGCCCCATCCCTTTTTTAGTAACACATATATATAATAAGGTATAATCATGTTTAATAAATATCAAGCTGGTACTGATTTGGCATTCAGCGTTATGGTTGGTAATGAGCGAATGCGAATTGTTTTTGAGGGTAAGTCTGTGGGTTGTAGTATCTATATGACAAGAGACCCTAAGGTACAGAAGGCTATCGAGTCTCATTATTGGTTCAACGACAAGTTCTTCTTGGTGGAGAGTGTTGACGAGAAGAAGGAAGCTGCTGAAGCCAAGAAGAAGGCTGCTGCCAAGGCAAAGAAGAAAGTGGCTGACGAGAAGAAGACCCACGTAGTGACAGATGTTGAGGATGCCAAGGACTATCTGGCTGAGACCTATGGTGTGAGCCGTTCCAAGATGAAGACCAAGGAAGACATCTTGGCGATTGCTAAAGAAAAGGGTGTTGAACTAGAAGGTTTGGAGTAATGGTAGAATATGCTGTATCTGATTTAGTGAAAGAGGTGAAGGTGCTCTTGGATAGAAACCAAGAGTCTGCTGGCTTGCTGGCTCCTAGCGATTCTGATACACTCTCGCAAGCAGAACTTATTGAGAGTAAAATCGTAGATGCAGCAAGAATCATTCTTTCGGATGCTCCTGAGGATATGGTGGAAGGTACTTCGTGTACGAATGCAGTAACGTGGACGGATAGCAATGGTTATTACGTGGGTAATATGGTATTGCCTACCGATATGCTGAGAATCCTTTCTGTGAAGGCAGATGACTGGAACCGTCCTGCCGAAATCATTTCAGAGAGTGATGATGCCTACAAGTATCAGAACTGCAAATATGGTGTGAGGGGAAATCCTGAGCGACCAGTTGCGGCTATCGTCCATACGGCTAACGGCAAGAGTATCGAACTATATACTAGTAAAAAGCAGGATGCTACATTGGTATTCATCTACGTTCAGGTTCCATCTATCACTACCGAACAGAAAATCAGTCTGCCTTCCGTCCTGAAAGATTCTATTCTTTACATGGCTGGCTATCTCACTTGCATCAGTCTTGGCGATACAGATACTGCAAGCGGATTCCTCGGTGTAGCGAGAAAGTTGGCACATATTGTTGAACCTACAACATCATAAATTATGGCAAAGAAGAAAGAAGAAACCAAACTGCTATCGTTGAGTAGGGTACTTGACAAGGAAGAACTGGATAGCGTGAAGGCATCCAAGAACCGATTTGACAAGCCTTACGAGCGTGCCTTCTCTATCTTGCTGGAGGCTCAACGATACTATAACAACATGGATAACTTCCGAAAGCGAAGGCTGAGAAACAAGCGATACTGCTATGGAGACCAGTGGGGCGATACCATTGAGTTCAAAAGCAAGTGCGGCTTTAAAAAGCGTATCAGGGAGGAAGACTATATCCGTGAGCAGGGTAGCGAACCATTGAAGAACAACCTTATCCGTAGATTGGTGAAGAATGTACTGGGTGTATATCGCTCTCAGAGCAAGGAACCTACCTGCAATGCCCGAGATAAGGATGAGAAACGATATGGTGAGACCATGAGTGTGGTGCTGCAATGTAACCGACAACTGAACCGAGAGACAGAACTGGATGCCCGAACCATGGAAGAGTTCCTGATAAGCGGTGCTGCTATCTATAAGAAAAAGTATGGATGGCGAAGAGGTAGGTTGGATTGCTGGACGGACTACGTGAACCCGAACAATTTCTTCATAGACAACAATATGAGGGATTTCCGTGGTTGGGACGTGAGTTGTTTGGGCGAGGTGCATGACATTACCATCGGCAACGTGCTGAGAGAGTTTGCCAAGTCTCCTGCTGAGGCTCGGAAGTTGAAGGAGATATACCGGTTGGCGGCTAACCGAGATTTCGTGATTGCAGACTGCACCCAGCGATTCGGTGAGTTCGACCCTAAGACCATCGACTTTATGAATCCTGCCAACCCTTCGCTCTGCCGAGTGATTGAGGTTTGGCGCAAGGAGAGTAAACCGAGATACCGATGCCACGACTACAACAATGGCGATGATTTCAAAATCGACATTGAGGATAAGGCTGATATTGTAGATGCAGAGAACAGAGACAGAATCAGACGAGGTATGGCTGCTGGCATGCTGGAAGAGGATATTCCTCTGATTGATGCCGAGTGGTTTATGGATGATTACTGGCATTTCTACTATCTTTCTCCTTTCGGTGATATTCTGAGAGAAGGCGAGACCCCTTATGCTCATGGTGAGCATCCATACTGCTTTAAGTTCTATCCGTTTATTGATGGCGAGATTCACAGCTTCGTGGAAGATGTGATTGACCAGCAGAGATACGTGAACCGACTTATCACGATGTATGACTTCATCATGCGTGCAAGTGCCAAGGGTGTGCTGCTCTGTCCTGAGGATTGTCTGCCTGATGATATGAGTTGGGATGATTTCTGTGATGAGTGGAGTAGGTTTAATGGTGTCGTGAGATACAAGCCAAGCAAGAGCGGTCAGGTTCCTCAGCAAGTGGCGAATAACTCTACGAACATCGGTATCGGTGATTTGCTCAGCTATCAGTTGAAGTTCTTTGAGGATATATCGGGAGTGAACGGAGCATTGCAAGGTAAACCAGGAGTATCAGGTACGAGCGGTTCGCTCTATGCACAGCAGACACAGAATGCTACCATGTCGCTGCTTGATATATTGGAGACATTCAGCCAGTTTATCATTGATGGTGCTTACAAGACCGTGAAGAATATGCAGCAGTACTATGACGTGGCTCGTAACTTCAATATTGTTGGTAGGGCAGGACAGATTGTACACTACGACCCTAAGAAGATTAGAGACGTGGAGTTTGACATCAACATCACGGAAAGTACGGCTACACCAGTATACAGACAGATGGCTAACGAGTTCCTTATGACTTTGTGGCAGAATCAGGCTATCACGCTGGAGCAGTTGCTGCAAGTAGGAGATTTCCCATTTGGAGAGGAGTTGCTGCAATCGGTTGCATCCAACCAGCAAGCCATTCAGAATGGTGAGGCTCCAGAAGGATTCTCTCCTCAGTTGCAAGCGCAAGTGGCTCAGGCATCACAGAGCAATCCGAAGGCTCAGGCGATGTTGCAGCAGATGATGAGCGGTCAGGGGGTGAGTCCTGACGGACAGAACCCACCGCTTGCTGCTTAGTTTATAGTTAATAGTTAATTGTTTATAGTTATGATTGCAGACAAACCAAGTGACAAGGAATGGTATGGCAATGGGAAACCTGATGCCAGCCAAGGTGGCAACCCGAATGGTGGTGTTGCTTCAGAGACCCAAGGTAGGGAGAATAAGCCCGAACTTTACGAGAATGACGTTATCGGAAAGGTGGCGAAACGCAAGAAAAGCGACATCTGGACGAGGGGTGGAGAGAAGAGAACCAGATTTAAGGACGAATAAAGAAATGAGGTGTTTTTATCGTAACTGTATTTGTCTGATATTCAGATAGCTACAGAAATATCTACGAGTTTATGGTGCTGCGTTTAAGATATTCGTATCTTTGCAACATCATAAACTTTTAATTTGTATACGTATGAATTTTGTAGATTTCGTAGAAAAGTATCAGCAGGAGTTGACTCCTGAACAGATGTTGGCAGTAGCTAAGGCAGTCGGCAAGTATCTCTCATGCAAGTTGAGCGATGTGGAGGAACATCATCTTTGTGCGATGGTGTATGGTGTGTTGAGCGAAGAGCATTTTGATAAGCACTTTGCCGATGATGCTATCAGCAAGATGTGGTATGAGGATGCTGACGGAACCAAGCACATGGCTCCCTTCTTCTCGGACGAGGAGATAAGAGAAGCCTTTGACAAGCATCAGGATGATATTTCTGACTATACCATCTATGACTTGGCGGTAACTATGAATCTGCTGAGGAGTGACCATCATCTTCTGCTGGAGCGATATAGCAATGATGCAGAGGAGTTGAAGGAAATGGTGGTTTTGATGGCTATCGAGTATCTGCAAGACCCTGACTGCTTGCATCCTACCAGCAAAATATGGCACACAATAAACGGATAAAGTAACTAATTGGGAATCATTTCTTATCTTTGCATATTATTAATAATATATAAATATAAGATATGACTCCAAATGTACGTGAAGGATTGCAATATGGTACAGCCATTGGAATGGTAGTTAGCGGCATCGTCCTCGCCTTCCTATCATTCTTTCTGAACAACTATATTATTTCGGATGGTGTGCTCTGGTACATCAGCCAAGCGTTGGTTTACTCTGGAGCAATATTCGGGGTAAACGTTTATTTCAAGACAAAACTAGGCAACTTTGAGAGCAAGGTGAAGGACGAACTCGCAAGTATGCTGAAACAAGTGAAGGAGGGCAAGTAATATGAAGGTAACAAGAGAACAGATTTTGGCGATTATGCCGAATGCGAAGGATAAGGTGGATGCGTTCCTACCTTATATCAATGGCTATGCTGAGGTGTTCCATATTGATACACCTAAGCGTATGGCTCACTTCTTGGCTCAGATTGCACATGAGAGTGGTGAACTGAGATTTACCAAGGAACTAGGAAACAGAAACTACTTCCATAAGTATGATGTTGGCAAGTTGAAGAATATGCTCGGTAACTTGAAGGATGGTGACGGCTATAAGTATCGTGGCAGGGGCTTGATACAGATTACTGGCAGGGCAAATTATCAGGCTTATCAGAACAGCAAGTATTGTACTGGTGACATCATGGAGAACCCTCAGTTGCTGGAGCTTCCGCTAGGAGCAACGAAGAGTGCTATGTGGTGGTGGTGGAAACATGACCTGAACAAACTGGCTGATAGTGATAGTTTCCTTGCTATTACCAAAACAATCAATGGTGGAACCAACGGCTTGGAATCAAGACGAAAGTTCCTCGCAAGAGCAAAGAAGGTCTTTAATGTTTAGCCTATGAAAGTAAAATGGTACGATACTGATTTCTGGCAAGTAGCACTCTACGTGATAGGCATCTTGCTGGTGGCATTTTTTCTGTCGGGATGCAAGTCTTCGTTCCACACTATGAAACCAGAAGTTTCTTCCTTTGAAACTGATAGTTTCACGTCTGAAACAAAACAGAACGTCCTGAGGTGGGATTCTATCGTTAAGCGTGACAGCATCTATGTAAGGGATAGTGTGGCAACAAGGAAAGAGGGAGATACCATCTTCGTAGAGCGATGGCATTGGGAATATATCTATGATTTCTTCCATCTGGAGAAGATGAACTTGGAGAATAAGCAGGATATGGATTTCCGATTTATCGCAAGGTCAGATACCATCAGGGTTTCCTATCCAGTTGAAAAACAACTCTCCAAGTGGGAGCAGTTTCAGTTGAAGTATGCAGTATGGTCTTTTGGAGCACTCTGCATGCTGCTAATCGTATTAGGTTATAAACTCTATAAAAAGATAAAGAATGGCAGATACCACATTGACAATCAAGAAAAGTGACGTGTACGAGGAGGTAGCGAAGACTACTGCCTACATAGGCGCAAAGAATAAACTGGAGGATGGTAAGTCGGCATTTGACCAAGTATTTGTGACGGATGCAGACTTGACGATGATTGAGCGGTTCTTCAATGAATCGCTGGATGCACTGAGAAACGTGCTGAAACGATTTATCTCAGGTGGCTCAGGAGTAGACGGAACAATCACTTGGCAACTCGAAATGCCTAGCAGATTTGATGATAACCTACTCAGTTCAATCAACTCATCTGCCAACTCGTTCTTGGTGAACAGCATCATCGGGAAATGGTGTGAGATAACTGCCAACGACAAGGTGAAGGAGTATGCAGATAACGCTGCTGCATTATTGCTCGACATCAAGGATAAAGCGTTTTTCAAAAAGAAACCAACACGAACAAAAATTTCATAGTATGGCAAGAAAAAATTTAGCGATAACGTTGTATATGAGTGAACTCATTTATGACTTTCAGAACAAGGCATTCCTGACTGGGCGTAGCAGAAGGGCTGCTGACATGGATGCTGAGGCTGCAAGTAATATTCAGGCAAGTGATGATGATGAAGACAAGAATCAGGCTTTGCGTAGCATTCAGAATGCGTATAGTCAACTGCTTGTGGAGTTGAGTGAGTCAGTTCAAACAGAAAATGGTACTACTGCATCAAACGAGTTGATAAGTGGTGATACCAATATTGTCATTAATCTCTCCCTTCCATCCAATTATCCGCTTGCTTTGAAGGATGCGCTTACAAGTTCTATCCATGACTACATTATCAACAAGGTTTTGATGGATTGGTTCGTTATTACCAATCCTAATGAGTCGAAGACTTATTCAGAATTGTCTGTTGTAGCCATCAAGAATCTGCATGAGACCTTCAACAGACGTGAGAGGCCAAGCAGAACGGCTCCTAACGAATAAAGAAGGAGGTGAGTATGAAAGAATGCAGAACATGTAATCTTGGTTACAAGGTAATGATAGAGCTTCAGAAGAAGGAACTGGTGTTTGACATCAGGAATACGGCTGCTGCCTATGCTGATTCAATCTCCAGTTCTGTAGAGGATTCACACCTGATTCATAACGTCTATGATGTGGGCGAGGATGGCAATCGGGATAAACTGGCAAGGATTCTTGACTCAGCGGTAGAAGACTGCAATGAAATGCTTTTCCGATATACCAAGATGGAAATGCTTGGAGGTGGCTTTGATTCCAATGAGTGGGAAGAGTGTATAGGCTCCCCGACAAATGATGAGGATGCCTATTATCTAGCCATGAGAATGCCAAGTGGATTCTCAAAGACAAGTGTGCATACCATGACGGTATATATTCACGATTATATTGTGAACCAGTCTTTATATGAGTGGTTAATGATTGTTTATCCTGATGGTGCTGATAGATTCTGGGCTTTGGCTGAGGATAAAAAACAGAAGATTAAGGATGCCAGCAACCGCTCGGCTGGAAGAGCAAGAATCGCTTTGCATCCATTTTAAATGATTAGTCGTTTAAGGTTAAGATAAAGTAAGGGAAGCTATCCATCACGGACTGCTTCCCTTTATTGTTTTTTGTTTAATTAAAAAATACTTATCTAAGTTTGTTCTGCCATCTTGGTTGGAAAGCAGTAGAAATGCTGCTGATGCTTTCATCAGCGTTCATCTTACCTATGACGGCAACTCTTAAATAGCGGTATGGAGAGCCAACCAAGTTTCTAAGACTATTGTCTATGGAAGAACCGATATAGAACCAATGTTTCATATCGTTGCTTCCAAAAAGAATCTGTCCGTTAGATTTGCTGGAGTTGCACGTCCAATAACCACGGATAAGACAAGTAAACATAGTCTTATGGCTATCTCCCTGACCAAGCGTTAATGGTCGTGTACAGAAAAAGAAAGGTATGTTGTCGCTCGGTTCTTCAACGTAAACATTAACAATCTTTCCTGCTTTGTTGATAGCGTATGACTCAGGGTAGCTATTAACTCGCTTGGCGAACACATTCACCATCGTTCCCCACAAATTGCTTTTCAGGGAATACACATACGCATAGCCATAGCTAGGATTGAAGACGATGATACGGCTATCGTAATAGTCGTAAATCATGTCGGCATTTTTCATATACTTCCTGAACCTAACATAGGCTACTTCTCCATCTTCAAAGTCTTGCAGTTCAAGAATCGAGAGAGGGTAGTATATGTTTTTCTTAGAATGGCTGTATATTAGAGTGAAGTCGAATGGAAAGCCATCCAACACATCGGTAATGCACTCAGATTCTCGTCCTCGCTGCATCATGATGCCTCGCTCGGTAGGGAACAGAACTGCATCATCAATCTGCAATATCCCCTTAGGGTTAGAGCAAATGTCTCTGTTGGCTGGCTGTCGGGCAATATAGGTTCCTTCTTCTCCCAGCATCAACACCCATACACCTTCATCGGTGAAAGCGTAGAGTGGGGCATCACCAAACTGACCTTCGCTGATTGGTCGGGTATTGGCTGCCATTGCACTAACGATGGATGAGCCAACCTGAACACTATTCTTAGCTGGGAAGACAAGAGGGTTCTCAGCTTCGCTCACTCTGATAAGTGAAGGCTGGTAAGTATCATCTGAGTTTGATGCGGCAAAACTATCTGCTTTCTGCTTGATTGCATTCCAGTCTGATTCCGTAATATCATACCAATCGCCTCCCATAATATCATCAATACCTCCAGTTAGAGTTTGCACGAAAAATGACAAGCCAAAATTAGAAGGGCTATATAATGTAAAACGTTTTTTTTGATACCCAGATGTGCGCTTTACGTAAACGACCATCTCTTTTACATCACTAATTGGAACAGCAATAATATCCTGCCAATTACCGATACTTCCGTTCAGGTAGTACGTTCCGTTGCTTGTCGGTATCTCATATATGGCGGTAAGATATTCTTCGTTCTTGTAACCGTATGGTTGGCGAACCAAACTGGAATCTATGTTCTTTCTGATGCCAGCGATGTGCAGTCTGTTATTGTATGTAATAGCAGTAGTGCCGCCAAATGCTATTCGGTTGAGGTCGGCAAGAGAAATGTTTTCCTCTGCTTGCGTTGGCCTCTTAACAACTTTCGGATGTTCAAATTCACTAAGAGGAATGAATATCGAATGATAGAAAGGCATATTGCCGATTGTGTCGTGAACGTCTCTTGCGTTCATATCATCCAAAAGCACGTAGTCTATATCTCCATAATCAGCAGTACGGATTATTTTATAAGATTTATCTATCTGATAGAAACTTTCGCCATTGGTGAGGAATATATCAACTCCCTGAACAATATCCTCGTATTGCTGCAAGTTGCCAACTTCTCTAATTTCTATGGTGTATTTGTTGATGCCGACACCTGATGTTATAGTCTTTCCGTTTGGAGCATCAGGTTTTACTGGGTCTTTGTATATGTTTATCTTTCTAGAAACAGCGTTAGACTCTGCACTAGGAAGAACAAAAGGGTTTGATATATTGATGTATGTACCATCGTAAAGACGAAGAGCAGCCACACCGAAAACATTTCTTTTGAGATACTCTGTTCCGAGTTCTGCAAGTTTCTTGTTGGCAATCGCATCAAGGTCTGTAAACATCTTCCTCGTACCAATAGCACTTGTATTGTAGTACAAATTTAGATTTCCATCCTCTACAATAAAGTATTTGTAGAAATCATCTCCAGCTTCTACCTTTAAGGTAAGGTCTTGATGATAAGTGTTGGCAATCTCAATACCAAACTGCAAATCATCTTTTCCGAAAATAAGATAAGAACCAGTCTTCCATATAGCATATTTGGTAGTTTTAATACCAACAAAGCATAAGACGTTTCCGATGGCGCAAACAGAGTTGACGTGGAAATCATCGCCAAGCAGGAACTCTGTAGGTGTATCATCTGCTGAATCCTGCTCTATCCATCCCCATCTTTCCCTATCTTGTGGATCTGAGGAACGTATGATATAGTGGGAGTGAATAGCCTGATTGTGTGTCACCTTATGAACCAGTTCTATTGAACTATATTGGTATATGGTGATATTCTTGCTACTCTCTACTATTATCGGCTGCTGGATAGGGTGGAGTGCCCCATCCTCGTTGATGAGGTTGAGACAGGTTGCCAACTCCCCATCCTGACAATCGTAGTCGGATGGAGAGTGGGTAAGCCCTTTGAGTATTACTTCTTGTCTTGTTGCCATGTGCTCGAATTTAAGTTTGGTCGCATGATTTCGTAATAAGGTTCGCCTTTGGCTGACTTGCGTGGAATGCAAGTAAGACGAACCATCTTGTTGAGCGGAAGATTGTAATAATCAAGGATGGCGGTGATGGAAGGGTAGTCACTTCTGAAACCTACCTTCTTATACTCCTGATTGAACTGAAGCTGAGTGAAGGCGGTGTTGGTCTTGCAAAGTTCTTCCCAGTCCTCACGCATACAGAATCCGTATGTATCTCGGTCAGATAACCTGAACACGAAGATGGAATTGTCTGTTCGCTCCTTCTGCATGATGTGGTCGTAGATGCCCTTGGAGAGCGTGACCGAGTTGGCTCTTCCGTCCAGTACCACAAAATCGTTGCGGTGCCTGAAACCATAGACTTTATCTATTAAATACTTGAATTTCATGTTGCAAATATAATATGAAAAGTGATAAAATGGATATTATCCGTTAACTTTGTCTTTCCGCTTGGGTCTACCATTGCGGTTGCCATACTTGGTGATGATGGCAGATGCTCGCTCAGAGCGGTAACAGCCACATGATTTGGTTCGTCCGTCACGAAGAGCAGAACCTAGAACCGTACAACCTCTGCCACAATCACACTTACATATCCAGAAAGCACCATGCTGGTGATTCTCTTTATCAGATTTTCGGCAGACGAGTAATCTGCCGAAACGCTTTCCAGTAAGGTCTATCAACTTTCCCATACTACTTTTCTGCCAGTTTCTTTGCCTCTTCAACTGATACTGGCTTTCCGCTAAGAGGAATGCGGAAGTCGAACTTGGAACGGAAACCATAATAGCCTACGAAATCGAAGCTCTGTTTCATACGCTCGTCTGTGGTGATGTACTTCTTGTAAGCCTTCACCTCCTTCTCTGAGCGGTAGATGGTAGAGTTGACGAAGTAGGAACTGGTTCCCTTGTTAGCGATTACTGCAATAAAGAACTGCTTACCAAGGAACTTCTCCTTGATACGCTGGATAATTGAGATTTTCTTTGTATTCATATATAAAATTTTATTAATTATTAAGAAGAATGCAGATAGGCTGCACTCTTAAAACTATTCGATTCCACAAGATACGATACCATCTTCTTTGTTGATACCTCGGAAGTGCTCGCATCGCTGGCAAGCAAGGCTACCTACCATCAGAACTTCGTTGGTGTACTTGCCTTGGATGCCGAATGGGCAGGGAGTGGTGTACTCGAAGTGCCCACCGACAAACTCGTTGACGTTATATTTTGGATATTTCATTGGTTGTTTTGGTATGTTTCAAGATTTTTGTAGAATTTTCTTATGATGGGAAACATGCTTATCTTATCTCTGCCACATGATTTCGGCTCAGGGCAGAAACCTCTATAAACACATTGAGGAACACAAGCGGATGCAAGCAAAGGTTCAATTCGTGCCACCTCGTCAAGAACCTTATACCACACCTCTCTCGTCTCCTCGGATGCCTTGTTGCAGAGTCTCAACTTCGAGATATTGATAATCTCCTGAGCATTGAGGGATAGCTGCAAGTTGACCAAATCATCCTGACGCATATCGTGACGTGATACCTTGGAGCCAGTAATATCTGGTCGTGATGTGGAGACGAATGGCTGTGCATGAACATGGCGAACAAAGTGATTGCTCACCCAATATGGTATGCCATACATCTTAATATCGAACTCCAATTCCCTGAGCGGTGAATGCTCGCTGAGAATCATCTGTTTCTTGAACTCATCGCTAGGTTCATGTCCCAGCGGTTCCTTGCCTTGTGTGAACCGAGCAGCATCCACTACACGCTGCCAGTCTGTTACTCTTTTAATTTCTATTTTCATAAGCTATTTTACTTTCGTGAATAATATCCTATTATAAACCCTATAGCAGTCGTACCAGAAAAAAGAAAAATGTCAAATAACAATTCAGCCATAAGCTATTCCTCCTTTCCGTCCACATTGTTATCTCCAAGAATATCCTTGATTTTCTTTTCGATGAACTCATCAGAAGCTAGTTTCTTAATAAGTTCATCTATATCAGGTAACTTTGCATCAACTCCGTCTTCTTGGTTTTTGGAGGAAACATATTCCTTTAGTGCTTTTACCCATGAACTATTTGCCATATCAGCCAATGATTCCTTTTGGCTTTCATAGGCTTTCTTCAACTCTCCGTTATCACGGAAATATCTGAGCACTTCCGTCAATGCAGCAACAAAGTTCTTGTCAGACATCGGGTTGCTCTTTGCCTCTTCCAGTTTTAGCATCAGGAAGAGTAATGATGCATGTAATTTTGTTTTGTCCATAACTATTCCTCCACTTTTATTTTCTTAATCTCATTGTATAATTCCATAAGTTGTTTCTTGTTAACCCATACATCTTTGTTGGGGTCAATAAAGAAACCATATATAGAATACAATTCACTCTTGTCGTGTTTGTGTATTTGAATCATAACTATTCCTCCACTTTAATACCAAATGTAGTGCCATCGGCAAAGGTGTAAGTGTCCACAACCTCATCAAAAGATTTACAAAAATCACTAGAATTAAATGATTTGAATACAACGCTGCCCTCGCCAACGGCTAAGATGTAACGACAGCTATCAATATCCGCAATCCATCCGAAAGGCTGATGTTTTTGCATCTCTTGCCAACACTCTTGCCTATCCTTAAATGGTCGGTACTTTGGTTCTGGTTTAATACGATACTCTGTATTATTCCAAAACTTAATCTCTTTCATTTCCGTCCAATCATTCGGAACATCTGTACCTTTTACGGCACTTGGTTTTGTTCTACACTCAATTACCCTTCCTTCAGCATAAGCTTGCAGAATAGGATAAAAATTTCTAGCCTCTTCTTTTGTCATAATCAATCCTCCACTTCTATTTTATATTCTAACTCATCAGCTAAATCACTTATTAACTTGACCGCTTCTTTCAAAGCATCATACATATTATCTCCTTCTGATACAAGTTCATCAAGAGTGTTTTCCTCAGTCATATCCTCTGGGAAATCTATTGGCTTCCAAGTGAAACTTTTGTTCTTTTTCTCGAACTCTCTAGCCTTTTCTAAAAGTTTTTCTTTTGTCATATCAATCCTCCAATAGTTTAAACTCGGCAATAGAGTGATAAAAATCACCATTGCCATATACATCACAACTATATGATTTACCATTAACGGAAACCTCAAAATAGTTACCATCATCGTGTGTAATCTCTACCTCATTTGGTAGGATATTCTCCTTGAAGTACTCAGCTGATTGGATATTATCCATAGACTCCTCTGTTTCAAAGGTTACACACTCTTCATTAATTATATCTTCTATGTTCATACTTATTCCTCCAACTTATCAATAGGTTTCCAATGAGTGATAGTGCTACAATGCAAATTGAAGTTTAGAATGAATCCGTTATCATCCATAATCTCTCTACTAATTTTATCTCTTGGAATCTTACGTCTGTAAGACACATTCATATACCCATCTTTTGATATAGCAAGAACATTCTCGCCATACTCGGGCAACCCATCCTCAACAGATACCCAGTCTGACTTATCTATTTCCTTGATGACTTCTCTACAGATATTGCCTAGCTTAATAAACTCCTTAAATGACTTTGGTTGCCAATTAGGGTTATAACATTGGTCGCAGTAATTCAATACCTGCTCTATCAGCTCTTTAACTTTCTTCTTATCCATAATCACTTTGATTAAATATTATTTCTTACTCATCCTCCAACTCTTTAAGTGCATCATGCAAATTGATAATCGCTTTTTCAAGTTCTTTCTGTCTGCCTTCTATTATCTTTGTCTTTTCATCAAAGATAGCAGAACAGGCATATACAGAAGCTACTTGCATTACAGCATATTGTATTTTCTCAATAGCTTTTTCTTTACTCATTGCTTATCATCCTTTGCCTTTTTAAGATAAAATGTTCTCCAATCTTCAAAAGTCCAATCTCTTGTATCATGAGTAAGATTTAAAACTTCCGTATCTTTCTCTAACTGGAGTAACATCCAAGCATAATCTTCATATCGCTTTCTTAACAATCTCTTGCGACACAATCTTACATGCTTGTATAACTTATAATCAGCGGTTGCAGCATCAAATATTATTTTACCTATTATTGCTAACAGATAAGCAGATATAACACCTAATGCAATCCAACCTAATATTGTAATTACTAAATCCATATTCTCTTCTTTTTTACCCTCCTTAGTAATTGATAATTTTCTGTGTTTTACGAACCTTGGCAAAGAACCCACTAATCTGTTCTTTTGTCGCAACACCTTTAATGTGACACTTCATCCAATTGCCAATACCATTGGATTTCTGAATCATTCCATCAGAATCCTCACCAATTATCACACCATATCCATCAGCGTTAACAAAGCCATCATGGATAAACACTTTACTATCACTATCAACTAAGATAGTACCTGCTTTATATTCACTTAATCTCATATTCTTTTCTTTTTACCCTCTCCCTGTTGCCAAGGAGAGGGTGGTTAGTTACTCAGTTACTTCATCATAAGTCTTAGCGAAAATATCAGGCTTACAAGGATAGAACTCTCCGTTTACACCTTTGATGATGTAGTCACCAATATCAGCTTTCATTATTCCTTCAATGGTGTCAATGGTTAAACCTTCTCCAATTACTATAGATTCATAATCATCCCATTGAATAGCTTCAATGGTAACTGGCTTCTTTCTGTACTTCTTAATCATATAACTTATATTTAATCCCATAAGGGATGGTTATTACTCATTAACTTCAACAAATTTTCCGTTTTTAAGTTTATACCAAGTATCAGCCTTGATATTCTCTCCATCAACGTACTCAGTCTTAACACATACTGGAACATCA